AGGTGGCAACGTCTTTCGAGAGTTTCTCGACGACCTCCTTCACGTCTGGCGCTTGATCAGCCATGACAAAATATCCTCATTGTCATTGATGGGAGATTACCCCTGACGCTGCCTTCATGGCCGCGATCAGGTCTGCCTCAGCGCCAACGTCCCGTTGTGCCGCGACAAGTGATTTGAAGCCATTGGCTGTAATGGCCTTGGCCTCTTGCTGCGAGTACCCTACGTCCCGTAGAAGACCCTCGAAGTCACGTTCTGTCTCAATGGTGCTGGCCATCCCGGCCAGACCGGCGAACGCAACATCATCTTTTACGGCGCTCACTCGCGCCTGTGAGTTGGCTGGAAAAGTGACCAGGGAGACCTCCCATAGATCAATCTCAACCAGCTTCCTGATCCGTACTTCCTCATCGATTTCCGATTTGACCGTTCGGAAGCCGATGGACAATCCATCGAGTGCTCCAATCTTGAGCAACTCATAAGCATCCCTGCCCTGCGAGGCAGCAGTCGCGATGTCGCCTTTTAGAAACAGGCCTCGCTCATCCTCACCCATCTCCGGGAAGATGCCGACGGGTTGGTCCGTCCGATGCTGCCAAAGGAACTTGATACCACGCGGCCCCTTCTCCTTCAGCGATTTCTCAAAGGCTCCTTTAACAACGATCTCGCGATCGCTGTCCAGCACATCGAACACTGAACCATAGCCCTCGAATGTGCCGTCTTCCGACAGGTCCTTGGTGACTGTCAACGAGCAGTCGATCCGTTTCATCTCAATCATGGCGTTAGCTCCTTCGCCTTAGCTGCATGTCCCAAATCATCAGAACTCTCATGCTACCTCCTCTGGTGTCAGGTGCCCAATGACACAGCGACAGTTGATCGTCTCCTCAGGTGGTCCGCTGGGATCACCGGGTCTCATCAGATCACCATTGCCAACACGGAACGGCTGCTTGAGTTGGACCACTTGACCATTCGCCTCGATGTGCGTCTCACGGGTCCGGTCGTCACCAGCCGCAATCCACTCCCTCTGCAACTGCAGTCCTGTTGCCTCGGCAGCTTGATCACCTGCCGCCACCGCTGCCGAATGGGTCTCCGTGCGGGAGATAAGGACCGCGCGATTACGCGCAATGAGCCCGCCCGTGGCTTCCGTGATCCGACGGGCCACTGCCACGGTGCCTTCAGCCACGGCCTCACCCTCGGCCACGGCATTACGGATCTGGTCCCGCGTGGTCTTGCTGATAGCCGTTACCTTCTTCGCGGCATGGGTGCCGATCCACTCATCCCGCGACAACGCAAAGGCGTCAGCAGCATCCTTGGTCTCCACCGCCCCCTGATCCTTGGCGGCGTCAAGAATGCGCTCACCGAATGTGTCCATGACCGTGGTGTAGTGGGCGCGCAAGGCCAAGGTGACGCGCTCGTCGTGCTGGTCCGTGCGGTGCATGGCCTCACTCAGGCCACCCTCGGCATATCCCGCCGCCGCGTCCCGTGCCACACGACGCAATTCTGCTATCATGGATCTTGCGAGCCCACGTGCGCGGGCGATCTGCAGCCGGGTGTGTTGTGCAAATTCCCTGGCCTGGGCACCCGGCGACCTGTCCGTCAACAACTTGTAGGACAGGCCACCAGGGCTGGCTAGAGCGACCTGCCCCTCGTCGTCATTACCAAGGGAAAATCCGAGCGGCAGCAGGCCAGCATTGACAAGGATATCGTCGCCGCCATCCACTGGCTCATAACCCACGGCCTCCCGCTTCTCGTTGATGGTAAGAAAATCCACCCCTCCAAATGTCTCGAATTTGCGCTGCCGCTGCATGTTCAAGGCCGGCACAACGTCGGCGTTGTACTCCAGCGCCAAGTCATCACCAAACATCGGCACCAGCCAGTTGTTGAGTTCATCCCGCCCCTTGTCCAACAGGGGCAAGATGGTTTCTTCCCACAGCCCCAACCGGGCCTCACGCATATTGGAATAGGTGGCAGCGTCCGGGATGCCCACAAGCTGGGGCGGCACCCCGAACGCCAGCGCCACATCACGGGCCGAAACATCACGCCCCTTGAGCCAGTCCATGTCCTTGGGTGTCAGGCTCATTTCTTTCCAATCGAAATCTCCTTCCAGCAGGACAGGCCTGCCAGCATTCCGCGCTCCAGCGAACCTCGTATCCAGCTGGTGCTGCAGTGATGCACGTTGCTCTGGCGACAGGACGGCAGGTCCGCCACCCTCGTCCGTGGATTTGAAGATGAGTGCTCCACCGACCATGGCCCTGTTCTGAAGCATGGACTGGTTCCATTGGCCGGCTGAGTTGTGCTGGTCCACAGAGAACGCCGCTGCTTCAATGGCGCTCATGCCATACCAGTCGTTGAGTGGATTGAATGTCCGCCAATGGCTCACGAGGGACTGGCCCGTAAAGGGGTCTACGGGCCAGTCCACATCGCGACCCTTGAGGCTGTAACGGTACAAGGCCGGCAATCCCGTCTTGCCGGGTACGACCTTCATGCGGTCGGGGCGCAGGTTCCACAATTCGATCGGTTCCTTCCCGTCAGGTCCAACAGCCTCCAGGTACGAATTGCCGGCGATTAGCAGAAATGCTCCCCAAGCGCTGAACAAGTCAGCACCGCCGGTCATGGGGTTGGGTCGTTTCACGAGGTTCAGCAATGAATGCTCATCAAGCTGTGCCCGATCACCACGGCCCTTACGGAACAGCTCCCAATCGATCTGAGCAAATCCTTGCGCCACCATATTGATGGATTGAAACGCCACTACGTTCTTCTGATACGCCTCCTTGGCGAGATTGCCATAGTCCCGTGGCGTCCATGCCGGCTGGCCCATGTCACCCAACGCGACGACATGGCCTGCCATGCTCTCCTTACGGCCGACAAGTGCAGTCCAGGCATTTCGCAAGCGTCCCATTTAGCCCTCCACGACCAACAGCACCTTGTTACCGACAGCAATCCTTGGCCAGTATGCGGCCGTCCAGAACCCGTAGTTCTGCGCCAACATATCCAAGCCCTCCCTCAGTACAATCCGACCAGGTTGGTGGCTGTAGTGCCAGTCGACAGGATGATCTTGGCACGAACCCAGTATAACGTCCCAGCCAGCACACCAGTCATCGTGAATAGATCGCCGCCGCTGGTCGTCAACGAAATGTTGCCGGCACCACCCACATAAATGGCCCGGGTGTGGTTGGTCAGCTCGTTGGTATCATGCGGCGTGACTTCAAAGCCGTTATTGAATGGGCTCTGCAGACCGATCCGATCCGTCGAGAACGTGTCAGCGGCCCAGGCCACCGCACCATAAACGAGGGCCATGGCTAACAGAGTAGCCGCTACGCCTTGTGCAAATTTCAGCATGATCGCTCCTTCATGAAATGTGTGGCATGACGGCTCGGCCAGTTCCCGTCTTGAGCATGAGCTCAGTCAGGCCCCAGACGCCAGCGTCCGCACGGTCAGGGGATTTGTCCCCGACATAGCCAGCCGTCGTGAAGTTAGTCAACTGATCTTCGAACCGGGGGAACCGACCGACGTGGTGTATCTTGTCCTTCTCATATAACGCCGCAACAGGTTCGGCCCGCACGACCTTGCCCCGTGACGCCGTCACCAGCTTGACCGGCACATGAGGATCAACGGCACGGATCACAGCCGCCACCATCTCACCGCCGAAGTTCCGTTCAGCCACGATCAGGTCTGCCTCGTGCTCGTTGTAAGTGTCGACGGCAATGCGCCCCCACACCTCAGGCGATGCCCGCAAGGAATTGTCAGCCTTCACGTACGCATGGTCATCGACGCCCCGACCCGCTGCAATAATCCCGATCTCATCCGACCGATAATCCTCAGGGCCCGAGGCGCCTGACGGGTCCACGGCGACGGCCACCCGTTTCAGATCTGGCACGTCGTCCTCCGATACCCGCGAGCTCTCGATCATGTCCGCTGTCCACAAGGCCCCTTCGACCTCGCTGACATACTTGCCCTCGTAAAACCGTTGGCGGTGCCGTGCCGACATGGACCGCAGCTCGTCGAGATACGCCGGGTCCAAATTCTCCTTGTTATCTTCCGGGTTCATATACATGAGGGCATACTGATCGGGGTTCCGCAGCTTCTCCTCGTTGTCGACGTTCTTGTTCTGCACGAACAGCCGATTGGTCCAATGCCCCACGCCCACCGGGTTGAGGTCGTAATAGGCACGCTGCACGAGCCCGGGCGCGCGTTGCGCAAGCCGCGTGAGCAACGTCTTGATGGAGCTGTATGGGATCTGGGAGCACTCATTCGGGAAGATGGTGGCGTACTCCTGGCCGAGGATTTTGTCCACCCGCTCCTTGTCATCCAGGCCACCGAACCAAATCTCCGAACCATTGGGCAGCTCGAAATAGCCGTCCTGTCGATGTTCGGTCATCGGCAAATCAGGGAAACACAAATCTCGCACCTTGGGGAACGTGTCCAACCACACCGACGCACGAACGGCGTTCGCACGGAGGCGCGTAATCAAATGCCGTGAATTGGCGGCCTTGGCCGCACGTATGATGATGGCACGAATGATCAGGAATGTCTTGCCCGATCTGGATCCACCCACGAGCAGGGTATGGCGCTGGGGGTCACCCAGCATACGGTTGGCGGCGATCTGCCGCTCGGTCAATTTAAAGTCTGGTGTCATCGCCCGTCACCACGATCTTGACACCGACCGCCAGATTGAGATTGGTCTGAGGCCCGTCACGGTACTTACCCGGATTGGCGCCTTTCATGAGGAAGATCAGCAGCGTGTCCGAGGGTCGCCGCACCGTCAGGGGGATGGGTTCATCGTTCTCATCCAACATGGGCAACCCCGTCGTGTGGTCTATGCGGTACTGCATCTCGCCCTTATAGATCACCGGCTCATCCACACCATGGATAGCTCGCCGATTGGCCTCCTCCTCATAAGCGGCCTCGGCACCAATAGCCTTGGCCTCCTCCCATGCTTTAGCAAAGTCCGCGTCCTCATGACGGCGGCGGTATAGCGGCTCACGTCCGATGCCAGCAGCGAGCGCCGCCGATGACACGCACGGATACTGCATGAGCTCATTAAGGAAATAGGCCAGGTGGGCTTTCGTGACTGGATGGCCTCGGCCCGGTGCCTTGCTGCCACGGGCTTTTGCTGCCCGCTTCAGGCCCCTGCGGGACGTGCCCTTCTTCTGAATGTCTGTGGTTGTCTTAGAAGCCACTCGGTTCCCCTCACGCGCACACACGAACCTCACGGGAATGGGATCATATATCTAGCGTCCGCTCGTTACACCCTGTACTACTCTAATATTTCCAGCCCCTTGATACTATTCAATACTATCAGTATATCAGCATCGGGAAAATGCTGATATGGAAATAGCCCAATGATATCAAGGCTTATATCAGTATATCAGTATAATCAGTACTGACGGACATTTCAAACCTTGCGACGAGTTCACCTGCGCGGGTGCGTATCCCGCGCGTTGCGCGACCCTAAGTCCTTGATACTATACGCTTATCAGCAGGGGACCATGGCCGAAAAGTCCTGATAATGTGATAGACGGTTGATCTTATTGAGGAATATCTGGTAGCAGGCCCCATATATCAACCTGATAGAGGTTAATCCATGGAACGTCTATACATGGACCCCTACGCGCAAGTAATATAGAAAGGCCGTTTTATTGCCATCTTCCAATACTCACCGGTGCCATAAAATACTCCCAGATGGAGGCCATTTGGATACCATATGGATCCCACGGCTGCGGCCTCGTAGATCGCCCCACGGGGCCGCTATAATCACCTCAGTCATACCTCCACATGACCACCTAGCAGGGCCCGCTGTGGCGTGCCCCAGTGGTCCGCAATCAGGGTTCGGGTGTCGGTTTTACCCCCTCAGAAACCATGGCCATCCCTCAGGGGCAGCACACGCTCCAGGCGGTCTTCGGCGAGGTCCAGCTTCTCATTGACCTCAGGCCAGTCATCATCCACTAGGGCCGTGTGCCGGAAGTTCCGAATGGCCGTCAGCAGCTCCCTTGCATACAGCTCCACATTGTTCTTGGTTAGGCATCGGCTTCTTGCTCCTCCGCCGTTGGTCGTTGTGGCACAAGTGGCTCCACGTCCCCCGTCGGAGGGTCCTGGTGCATGGTGCCATGGGGCTGCAGGCCGGCTGCTTGGTCCACGACCACATCAGTATAGAACCGCAGCGTCCCCACGAACTCCCTGGGATTGTGAGCAAAATCCGAGGCCATGTATACGTGCTTCCCAATGGCCTCAGCCCAGGCCAGTTCTCGCCGCGTGCTGAAGCCGATGTAGTTCTCCACCCCTTCCCCTGGCTTGTCGATGACGAGGATGGCGTCGCTGTCCATAATCTTGGCCATGTGGAGCAGGTCCAGGATTTCCTTCTGCGCCTCGTCCGGCCCACCCTCAGGCAGATCCGACCGATACGCAGAAAGCCCGTGGACCCGATGGCCCTTCAGGGACAGGGTGAACGCCCAGTCCTTGAATTCTTGCTCGAAGCGGCTGCTGCCGCATAACGTGATCCTCATTGCAGTTCTCCCTACTTGGTGGGTGCCGGATCAGCGGCCCCCGGTGTGGCAACATTATCCAGGACGATGGGCTCCCGTTTCTTTTTGGGTTTCTTCTTCGGCCATTCTGGGTGGACCAACCGTTGCTCATCGAACCAGTGGCTCGATACATGCTTCCCGTCCTTGTCGACGGGTGGTGCCAGGAGGGCCTGATTGCAGCCTGAGATATAGACCACATACCCCAGGACCACGCCTGTGAAGCCAGTAATGCGGTCCTTCAATGTTTCGCCTAATTGAACGCTCATCTCCTAGTTCCTTTCCTCGGTAGGAGTTCCCCTGGGAAATACTGCCCAGGGATTTGTTCAGCACGTTGCTGGAGCATCGACCGGCGGTGTGCGGTGAGATTGCCGCCCAGGATATAGGCCGCAATTATCTTCAGGGCTTCACGCTCCGTCGTGTTGGAGGTAATATCCATGGCCCAGTGAGCCTGTGCTGATCTCCCTGGTGGGTGCTCACCCATCCCTCTGCCTTCTCTTCTGCAGTTGCTCCATGAACCAGCACAGTGGGACCGCCACCGGCCAGAATAGCGACACCAGCAGGACGCCGAATGCCGTTGGGATGTCGTGAGCCGTTTCATTCTGCCAGAGTATCCACCCCAGGCACAAAGCCGCCCACGCGTATAGAAAGGGCGCGATCATTGTACGTCCTCCACCTTGATCTTAGTCGCCAGGGCGCGCTTCCGCATGTCGGCGGTGCCACGGCCCCCGGGAAACACCACGACCAGATCTGGCCGGCCCTCCTCGATCATTTGCCGATTGCGGATCGGGCCAGCCGCCCGACCATGCTTGCCCCACTGTGCTGGGTAGCTGTCGATCATGATGTCTCGTGATATGGCCCAATCACCGGCTAACCGATCGGCGCCCTTGGCCTCACCATGGATGACCGTCGTGATGGGTCCACGTATCCGGTGCAAGCGATCAAGGACATCGAACAACCGCAGCTGGTTTGTGTAGTTCCGACCTCCGCATACGAGCACTTTCATTTCTTGCCTCCTTTCAATTTCTTCAATACGGTCGTGCTGACGAGGGACGGTCCACGGCCATCCCACTCCACCTCGACGGTATACAGCGAATAATGGCTAATCACCTTCCCCTTGCGGCCATCGAACTCCACCCGGCAGCCGATCGGGAATTTCTTGGCTTCAGCGGGCATGGTAGTTCTCGCGGAACCCCGGCACCCGCCGCCAAATCTCAAGCGGCTGATTGTGGGAATTGATGCACCAGCCAACATGGCCGTTTTTCTCCCTCCACTGCTCGAATAAAATTTCGGCGGTATCAGAACACAGCACGGGCTGAGGATTTGTGTCATATGTTGCAGCAGTAAAACTGCCATCGATGATCAATAGAGTTCGGTACTGGCCCCCTGGCCCCATGCCCGTCTTCAGCCACCCCAGAATTCGGCCTGGGTCGCAGCAGCATCGCACTTCGTACCATGGCGCACTCACTGCAGCCTCCCCTCATCACGGGCGAGCAATCCTTGGACGGCCTCGCCCAGTTCTTTGATCACTCTATTCTGTTTCTGGATAGCGGCTTCGAGCAACTGAATACGGTCCGTGTGGTTACGGGTCGTCCGCATGGTCCCTTCCAGCGTGCCCACTGCCTGAGCCACCTCCACATTGAGCCGCTGCAGCATTTCGAACATATCACCCATGGCGCTTATTTCTCTCCATCTTCCGTGCCCGCTTTGCCGTCGCCCGGGCCATCGCGTCCTTGTCGGATGCGCTCAGTTGCTTCTTCATAGGTGACCCCTTCCTGACCTTGCTTCGCTTGGTCGAGGCCAGGAGTGAGGCGACGACCTGTCCCAAAGGGCCGGTCAGTGGCCACCCATCCACTCCGAATGTCAGCACTTTCATTATCAATCTCCTTGAAGGCTTCTCGCAGCCGTTCGAATGCGCCATCGACCGATGCCCTGAGCTCACTGAAGGATGGCCCCACGAGGCCAGCAGCATCAGCACATTCGAAGTGCCACCACTCCTCCGGCTCCCGCATGGCCCACCGGGCGTCGTGGGCTTCAACACCCACGCTGCACCCTTGGCACTTACGGTCGGGCATCTTCCATCATCCTGCGTGTCTCGCCAGCTAGGACCACCGCTTCGACCAGCTCCTGATCTTCCCGGGCAATGCCGACTTCGATTTGATGGTACTTTTCTATCATAACCTGAAGGGCGTTGTGCGCCAGCTCTAGATCATGCAGCCCGCCCAAGATCTTCAGGCACTTCTCGATGGCGGCGAATTGCCGTTTGGCGCGGTCCATGTGAAAATTCATCTTGTCCAGTTTATCCATCGCACCATCCCTCTCGCTTGCCGCCGAGATATGGCCGGGCATGGCCCTCACGGATCATGACTATAGCGAGGTTCTGCCCATTAGCAAGAATGACATTGGCAATGATCCGCCCTGCATATTTGCCTTTTTTAGGGTTTAGGATTGTAACGTCGTCTTTTCCGATCAGCTGCTTGACGCGTTCCTTGGCTTGTCGGGCCATGACTTTTTCTTCTGGGCATTTGCCACGGAGCTCAGGGGTGTCAATGCCATTGATCCGCACTAAGATGTTGATCTCCCATGTCGGCCATGGTCGTGCCCGCACGCGAATGGTGTCACCATCAACGACCTTGATCACCTTGGCCGGCACCAGCAGATCTGCGGCCTCCACCACTGTCGTCAGCGCCACGCCGAGCATGAAGAAAAAGATGGCTGCGGTCAGTATGAGAAACAGGCCAACGACCAATGGCTTCTTGCTGGCGGGTCCGCTCTCGTAAGTGACAGGACCAATGGCCCGCACAATGACATAAGCCACCTTGGGCTGCGACAGCGCCAGGTCGACATGGCTGCCCATCTCCGCTGCAGTGTGGTCCCGCGTGATCATGGATGTTCCGAAGACTTCTTCGTCCTGCTCATCCGCTCGTGCATAGCCGATCAAGTCGTATTTGCCGCTCATCAGTTTCCCTCCACTATCAGAATGATTGATATGAGCATGAACGCAAAAATGACGACCCATGCCCAGATGGCACCCGGCCGCACATCGCGGTCGATGCCATCGTCTTCTAGATATTTATACGTGGGCTCCATATCCTCTTCGTCGTTTTCCATAGCGTCCAGCACTCCTTTCGATGTAGCATCGGGCATGATGCTCGCTGCAGTACGACGACCCTTGTTGAGTGGGAGCCTCGCACTTGGATGGGTCCACCCTGGGATCAGCATCGATCCACTGGCACTTGCCCGGCACCCATGTCGTGCTGTACTTAATGAAGTCAGCTTTATCCCCCAAGGTAGGACCATATTTCAGCGTATTGAACCAGGTTCCGTCTTTTCGATGGGGCATCAGCAGGCACACACTTTAGGGACAGAAGCAAACCAGCTGATGAACTTGCCGTCACGGGTCGTCACCTTTACCCCACGCGGAAAGCCCACTTGAGGATCGCGCTTGCTGAGGGCGCCACCTTGCTGGGTGCGTTTGATCCGTTCGAGTTCGCACTTGTTACACGGTCGATTGCTCATTTCTAGTTCTCCTTATCTCTGTAAATGATCCGAACTTCTGGCTCGCCGCGCTAGGATGATTGGCAAGGGCATCGTCAGCCCTCCTTGCCAAACACCGTCTTGGCTATGAGCATGTCCACCATGCCCCGAAGATCGCTGCTCAATGCCAGGGGTGCCAGCACCCTGGCCCGTAGTGCATGGACAGCCGATCCGACGCCCACGATGGCGCTCACAAGGATGACCAACTTCCGGGTGTCATTAGCATTCATCGAGTGGCGATTAATCACGACGCCTGCAGCATCAACGACAGCCGTCACGACTTCCTGCACAATCTTATTGTCGACTTGGTGGCTCATGGTTTCCTCCTTACTAGATCTTCCGTTACATCCCGAAGGACCTTGCCATCGGCCATCTCAACATCGTAGCGAAATGGCCGCCCGAATGATCGCGCCACCACGGACCCACTCCCCACCCCCTGGACCTCCACGACGTCCCGCAGATTGATCAGGGGCAGGGGTTTGAGTGGATGGCCCATGTCCACGGGCTCGGTCCCCCACACGCGCATACGTACGACCTTGGCCGTCATGGCGTCACCTTTTCTATGTTGTCTATGCACTGGAGCATCCACTGGAGTGCTTCCCGCTCAGCCATCTCCTCGATGGTGTTGGTCTCGGCATCGACGGGTAGTTCTTCCAGGCGGTCGGTCAAGATTTTTCGGAGCAGGTCCATCTGCTCGTTGGGGGTGTGCCCGGTTTCCTCAGCTTCCCCCACCCCCATGCGGTAGGTCCGCTGGCATGTGTCACAGGCGAGGTAGTGCTTTGAGTGTGCCAGCTCCTTAACTGGTCCGGAACACTCAGGGCATTGACCAGCCCTGAGCATGATCCATAGGTCTTTTGCTTCCATTATTTGACCACCTCCCACTTGACACCTTCAGCCGTCATGCGGCCGCCGATGATGAGGCAACACTTACTGCCCTCGTTGGTCATGTTGCCATCGCGGTCCATGCCCTTCAGCATGTTCCATTCATCCTTGTCACGGGTGGCTTCGAATTGGAAGTCGTTGACGAACCGAGCTGAGACGCGTGTCTGCTTGCCGTCGGTTCGGTGGATGGTGACGACAGTTTCGATAAAGCTGACGCTTGCACTCATGTCATTCTCCTTCCTCGATGGCGCTGGCAATCTTCTCCAGCAACGGTCCATTGGGATCATTGTACCCTTCAAACGGGCCAACTGGTCTGCTGATTATTCTGATAGTGGTGCTCGGTTCGATGAAACTTCGAACCTTTGCTGCGCTGTCCTTGAGGCCTTGCTTGTAGCCCTCGTTAAATGACTTGGTCATTATTTTTCTTCTCGTAGTTCATAGATGATCAGGAGGACGGACAGTCCCAATCCGATCATCGCGTCGTTATGCCTCTCCTGGAGCTGTTGCCCTGGGCTCTTGAGGTCCCACATGAGCTGGCGCTGCTGGCAGATGAAACGAACATCGTCCTGCCGGCAGGTCATTTCGATGGCCTGCTGACGAAGGCCACCAATGCCCCCACACCCCGCGAGCAGAGCACAGAGGATAAGGGTGGAAACGGCCCGGGCACATGCCGCTATTAAGCAAGCATCATCCTCAGCTGAACGGCGAAGGGCGTCCCGGTTCCCCGGGTCGCTTCCATAAAACCGTGTACGCATACAATTTCCAGTTCTGTCATTCATTGAACATGATACCACGCTGAGAAAGTAGATTAACCTCATCGCTTCATTATTAGCACCTTACGGATTTGGCCGGCAGGCAGGCGCCGCCCGGTGGTGCGGATTATGGCCCTGCTCAGTAGGGTTAATTTACATTCGAGGACCACGGACCAATCGAAGAGGAGGTACTGTAAGGGCCGCACCACACGGACGAGAACAAAAGCTGTGCCGCCAGATTCACCCCACATCCGCAACCATAACTGCTGCTCGATGGATAAATCCAATGCTGCAGGATCGAAGGCCTTGAGCGACAAGGTGTCGATGCTTTTCAGCTCGATTAATCCTGTCTTGCCCGCAATGGTATACAGCACATCGGGTGTGCCTATGTGGGCAGGGTTCTCGATCCGCACCAGCGTCCCGTATTTCCGAAGGTGCTTCTTCAACGACAGCCAAAGTGATTTTTCTTTCATCAGTCACACTCGCCCCAATGCCGCCCCTTCTGCATGTCCACCAGGATGGGCACGCGGAACGGTATCGTCGTCTCCATCAGATACTTGGCTTCCTTCATGGCTGCAGTTCCTTCCTTCGTTTTCGGCACCGAAAAATCCAGCTCATCATGGACGGTCAGCAAAGGGGCGCCCGTGACGTCGCACACCCCGCTCTCCCAGATATCGACCATGGCCTTCTTCATGACGTCCGCCGCCGATCCTTGGTCCACAGCATTGAACGCCTTATGTGTGCCATACCGACGGACACCAGCTGCCGGCACCTTCTCCTTATTTTGCCGTGCCCGTTTCTGCTGTTCGCGTACGTACGCGAGCGCGTGTTCCTTTTTGCTGAATGGTCCGGTCTCCCGTGACAGGTTCCAATCCCGTGGCTCCCACTCCTTGAACCGCCGGCGACGCTTCAGGATCGTCCGCACATATCCACGGCCCTGGGCGACATCGGACGCCGCCCGGGTCGTGCTCCTAAGGAATGGCAGCCGCTTGTGATAGTCATTCAAGAAACCTTTGCCCTCCTCATATGACAGGTTGAGCTCATATGATGTCTTGGCGATGCCCATGCCGTAGACGATCCCAAAATTAACGGTCTTCGCTTGCTTCCGTCCAATGCTTGCCCACTCAGCGCACATGGCATGAAAATCTACATCCGGCTCATCTATATAACGTCTACGAATGTCCGCCGCTCCAGGCCCCCTTGCATAATGGGCTAAGATCCGCAGTTCCACTTGGCTGTAGTCCGCCCGATACCAGCGCTCGCCCACTTCCGCGACGAAGGCCGATCGGATCATCGGACCCAACTCAGGATCGCGGAGGGGGATGAATTGCAGGTTAGGATCAGACGAACTGAAACGACCGGTAACAGTTCCACCCTCATCAGATTTGGACTGGTGGAACTGGCAGTGGATACGGCCATCGATTATCTTGTTCAATAGTTGCCCCCGCACGAATGTCGATTTGAACTTGTCGATGGTGCGGACATTCAACAGGGCAGCCGCCAACGGGTGCTCATGGTTCTCGAGCCATTTCTTCTGGAAGCTCGGTTCTCCTTTCTTGGCCGTGGTCGGGTATGGAATGCCAGCGCCATCGAAGGCCGCAGCAATGGATCGGGCCGCCCATGGCTTGACCTCACCCCCTGCTGCCTTGTCCAGAACCCGTTGGGCCTTGGCCAGACGTTTCTCCATCTCAGCATCAATGTCAAGCAGGCGTTTCTTACTGACGCGAACGCCCCTTCTACGCATGGCCAACAAGATGGGGGTGAGCCGACACTCCAGGTCGAACAGGTCCAGTAATTCTTCGGCTCCTAGGAGCTCCTCCTGGCGCGCTAAGATCCGTAATGGTGCTATGGCATCAACCTGTGCGTAGGCGGCCACGTGGCGCGCAGGGAGGCGCCACAAATGGGTCTGCGGGGCACCTTTCCACCCCGCAGCATTACATGCGGCCTCCATTTCATGGTAGCCATCCAGGCCGTGACTATCCATGACGTCATGGAACACCATTAGGTCTTCAAGACTGTAGTTCCCCCCCTTGTTTTCATCGAGCAGTGGCTCCGCTACTTGGACATCGCGGAAGGGTCCAGCGACATCCACCCCCTCCTCCGCTAGGTAGTCCAAGTCATACAGAAGATTGGCACCCACTTTCGGCTGGTTAGGTCGTGTGAGCTCCTTTTTGGCCCATGCGATCACCTTCTTCTTAGGCAGGTTGTCTCCACCCTCATGACCGAACGGAAGGTACCAGGAGCGGCCGTCAGGCACCGCGACGGAGATGCCCACCATATAGCCATCGCGCCGAACCCCTGGCCCCTTCGACTTCAGGTCAGGATCATGAGTCTCCGTGTCCAAGCCGATGGCATCAGCGGCCGATAAGTCAGGGAGGTCAGGGGGAGCCCAGTCGGTCATGGTGCGATCTGCCTCCATGTGCGGGTCTGTACCCTGTGGCGTCTGTGCCCGCTGTAAAGCCACTCCCGTTGGGCTACTTCATCGTGGGCATAGCGGTTCGTGAAGATGATGTGCTGGCAGCTGGTGTTGAGCAGCATCCGAACACAGAAGACGCAAGGGCTATGGGTGACATATGCGAAGACAATATCGTGGACATCAGAGCACTGCAGCATGGCATTGGCCTCTGCATGGACGGCCCGACAATGCTCCAACCCTTCCCCAGAAGGATAGCCCATGCCCGGGCAAGGATGGTCCGTGCAGTGTGGCACACCGGAAGATGGTCCGTTGTAACCAGTTGCCAAAGTATGCTTGTAGCCATTAACGAGGATGCATCCAACGCCCTCAGGCCGGCGGCCACAGGTGGACCGTTTTGCGGCCAAGGCCGCCATGCCCAAAAAGTATTCGTCTTGATCTGGACGGCCCATTAGAAGATCCCCCGCTTGTCCATGTCGCCCTGGAAGGCGTGTAGCGATCCAAGGAAGTGGATCATGGACCCGACATCAGCGCCAATCTCCTTGGCCATGTAGGCCAGCAACCCACATGCGAAATAGACATCGGCCGTGAAGAATTTGAGGAAGTCGCAGGATCGCTGGGAGTAGATGCAGTGGAGGTAGCCATTGCGCAGGCCAAATTGATAAGTGAGCGAGCAAGGCACACGGTCATGGCCGCCCCAATTCATCAGATCCCGATCGGCCATATACATCGAGATGATGGCCTGCCGAGTGTTGGGGTGTTCCTGCAGCTCACGGATCACGTACGGGATCTGCCAGTGCCACCGCTCAGCATAGGTGTAGCTGAAGGTGCCGTTCCGTATAAACTGCTTCCAGAAATCCTGGTTCTCAACCCAAGCATGGCCCGGGTTCTTGTTGACGGCACCCAGGTCAGTACGCTCTCGCAGTTCAGCCTGCACCCAGTTCTCCAGATGGGGCGTAGTATACTTCACCATCTCCATCATCTTGTCGCCGACGACCTGGTTCAGCGTGTATGAGTAGCCGAACAGTTCGAGCGTTTCATAGCGGGGGTCGTCAGCGACGTTTTGATCTTGGACCGTTGCTGTCTGATATCGATGGCCCATCTCATACAGATCCCGCTCGACTTCACGGACCATCTCCATGGGGTCAGAAAATATTCGCATCACTTCGCCTCCTTGCGTTGAAATACCATGATCGTCTGGTACAATGGCGGACGGACACCGAACCGCTTTTCGTATGTGTTGAGGTGCAGTGTGCCCGGATGATGCTTCAGGACGGCGGTGCCGACGGCCTTGGCCAACCCAGTCCGCATGACGGCGTCCGCCAACATCTGGTGGAGCATGAATGGCTGCTTGTTCCGCATCATGTCTTTGACACCGATCACCAGATGACCCTTTGGCTTTGTGTACTTTAGGCATGTCGCATAGATCCGCGACATGGCCTCGAAGTATTCGTCGTTCTCACCCATGAAAGCCAGGTTGGGGTATTGATCGTCGTACTGGAATTTATCCTGGGTGTCCTTCCAGAAACCCTTCTGCCGTGCGTCACCAGAATAGGGTGGATTGTTCACGGTCAATGCGAACTTCTTCTTGAGGCCTTTGAGGAAGTCGCCCATGTTGCGAGCGTCCCCATGGAGGATGCTGTACTTCTTGTCGAAGCAGTTGTTGGCTTCGATATTGGCTTGCACGACATCGACATACTGGATTTCGACGCCCGCAGCATTTCGGGCTGCCCGCAATGCCTCGACGGCTGTGGTCCCAGCGCCCATGGTCGGGTCGAAGACCCAATCCCCTGGCTTCGTGAATTGCTGAACAGCCCACCGCGCAATGTGCAGAGGTGTCTTGGCGATGTGTTTCACTTCGGCATCGGCGTAATAAGCCCGCCGTTCGATCCGAGAATACCGGGTTCCATCCTTTCGGATTAGTTCGCCCAGGTACCGGCCCACCGGTGGCGCGTGATAGTCCGTCGGGGGCCGCTTGCCCTTTTGGACATGGACCACCTCACCAGGGTCAACTGAGTTCTTCGCTTTCGTTTTGCTAGACATTCGAAATTACTCCTTTATATTTTGGGGGTCGCCGTGGTTTCAAGGCAGGGTGCTTACGCATCTGCCGTCGCTTCTTGGCCTTGGGTTCCTTGGCCGCTTTCTTTGGAGCATCAGCCGGCCGCAAGAAATCCTCCAGATCAGGTTGGGGGATGGCGACACCGATGCCGTATTTATGGTGACGGATTTCACAGCGGGTATACATCCAGCAGGCACCACACGCCCGGGCCTGATCCGCATGGCCTGTGTTTTCACAATACCAGCGCTTGGCATCATCGATATAGGGGTTATGCGCCAGCAGTCGTGTTCCCGGTAGCTTACGTGGCTTGCCCTTGATATGGGCCGCCACCTGCTGGGCAAAGTTCCTGCAGAATTCTACGGGCATGAACTTCCCCGTCTGCTTGACCATGTGATTATTTCGCTCATGGTCCCAGGTGCCATCCTTTTCGTACTTGGTCCCATAGAAAACGAAGTCATCTGGTGTGCCTTGCACGCGCGCCCGCTCGCGTAAAGAATAAGGATAGCCCGTTTTCGCATGGATAGTCGGGTTCTGCCCGGTCAACACAAAGGCCGGCCCGTCCCAATATCCCCGAGCAAATCCAATTCGCATCTTGACCGTGCCATCGGAGGCGTAGTAGGGGACATTCTGGCCTCGGCGAATGCCCTGCATGAATTTGGACAACTGGGACCATGACATCTTCTCATCGAGCACTTTGAAGCCCAAGGACTTACCGCATATGTTTCGGCGATTGTGCTTGTCGTGATTAGGCACCTCGCCTTCGCGGCCGTACAAATCTCCCAGCCGGGTCTCCACCGTTTGCTCATGCTCTTGTTCGTCCGGCACGAACACGAATTTCTCTTCTCGCAATGCCCCAATGACAAAGAAGCGTTTCCGGTGTTTCTGAATGTTGCCGTAACCATGGTTCGATACCCACTCGAAAAAGATATCGTACTCCGGCAACTCTTCCACATATTTCGCTGCTGAATAGGCAATCAGGGATTTGGGCAAATCATCCATGGCGAAGAACCGTGGCTTGTATTTCTTCACCAGTTCGACGAATAGGGGAATATCCCCTGGGTCATGGATGGCACTGCGTTTGTCGATCCGCATATTGCTGAAGTTGCCGCACTCCGGATGGGAGAACGCCAGATCAATCGGGCCAATGTCATCGAGCATCGGTGCCGTCGCTATGTCCTTCTCAAAGAAGGCACCAGGGAAATTCTCTTCGAATGTGTTGCGTCCCTCCTCATCGCGGTGATGGTAATATCCACGCCATTCAATATTGCCCACGACATCGAAGCCAGCATCACGGGCGCCAATCAACATGGACCCAACGCCGCACGTCAGGCCAATGGCCTTAAGCTTCTTCCGGGCGGCCATCAGTAGTTCGACCTCTGCCGAAACTTATTCACCTCAGATTTTCTGAAGTACAGATTAAAGACGTCATCCCTGTCCATGCCGATCGCTTCGGCATACCCGATGAGGGCCGGCAGGGCCAGGGACAGGTGGGCGTAAAATCTTTGCTTGTCCGTGGCGACATGGGTGTTCTTCCATGGCTTATTCTTCAGGCAGTTGGCGGCCATGGCCAAAGCCTCGACGACATAATAAGCCCGCTCCGTGATGCCCCCATCGAAGAACTTCTCGAGGCCACCATAGCCGTGATCGCATAGGACATCGAGCAGATCGACCTGGGCATCTTCCACCCACGAGTTCAGCCCGACCTTCAGCAACGTCTCCTCGGGTTTCATGCCGCACAGGATCATGGTCTCGACAAGGAAGTGCAGGGCGTCGGCACATTCCTCCTGGGCGTGGATGGGAACATCGGCGTGGTCGAAGTATGCTTCCGTCGACTCTCCAATCTCCTCGACCGCCCGCCAGAACATATCCTTGATTAGCGCCTGCCATCGGGGATCATCTAGGTTGAAATCCACGCCGGCCACGATGGCATGGCCGACGCCGTTGGCGAATTCGATCTGGTGGTACTTATTCATGAGGCTGGTCTGGCGTTCCCAGATCATCCACAGCCGATCCCCAGTAATCTCGGGGGCCTCCACATCATCCACGTTCATGTTCGTTTCTCCTTTGGTGCCGGCGCGGCCCGCATGAACCCTGCCGACGTTGAACTCATCAGCTCTGCAGCGACATTCGCTAAGAACCGCGTTACGAACTCAGGGTCGATTTCACCGAACCTCTCCCGGGATAACCGATGAGCATCCTCGATCAATGCTGCTGCCCGTCGGTCGATGTCCACTTGGTCAGGCATGTTCCCACCCCAGGCTGAGCATAGGTGCTGTCTCCGTGCAGAATTGTTCCACCAATCGACGGCGCCGCTTGATGGGGTCCTGCCGTACCTCGTGGATCTTCAGTGCCCACTTCTCCCGCTCCAGGATTTCCTTGGGTACGATGTCCTTGAACAATTCCTTGAGGTGCTCCTTCTCATGGCGAACGGCCCATGGAAGGGACAAGGCCCGTCGCACGACGTCACGTGCGAGGAAAGGGCATCGCAGCTCCACCGTGCCCGCCATCATCATCTTATCCAATCGGGGGAGATGGTACGAGACCACTTCATGGTGGAGGTCGGAGAATTGGCTGTCGTATTCCTTGGCCCGCCGATACCCACCGAACAACTCATCGGCACCGTCACCAGACAGGGCAACATGCGCCGCCTGCCTTCTCAAGGCCATGGCCAAAGCGAGTTGCGGGACCATGGACCCAAGGTCGACCGGTGTCTCATTCCAGTATAGAGCGACAGCATCGTTAATATCATCCAGCTCGACCAATGTACGTTGCCCCGGCTGGAGGTCCAACAGGTTCAGATACTCTGCCTCATCATTGTCGGCATGGTAGACACGAACGTCGGCCTCCCGCCGCGCCAGCTCGAGGACGATGGTACTGTCGAGGCCACCGGATGCCAGGATTGACACGGGCAGATCTGAAATCAATCGACGGCTCACTGCCTTCTCAATGTGCTCCCGCAGGTCCGTCGGGTTCAGGGGTGATAGGTCACACCACCGCTTTTCAAAAACAAGGTGGGCGTCACCATCAGCCGTGAACGTCATGAGATGCCCGGGCACCATTTTCCAGATCTGAGCGAATGGTGTTAATCGGGCCTCAGGATCGTAGCCCCATTTTTGCACGGTCGCCAGATATTGCCGGTCCAGCTCGCCATTCGACATCGGGACCAGGGCCCGCAATTCTGAGCTCACCGCCAAGGTCGTCTCCGATGCCAGAGCATACAGCGGCTTCTTCGCCAGATCATCGGTGGCGATCGTGACGCAGTTGCCATCGAACAGGGCCATGGCGAAGAAGCCATCGAATTCGTTGAATGCTTCCCACCCCCGATCGGCCAACCGCGCTAACGCCACTGGCAGATCGGATGGCGCCCCTGGTTGGATTTCCCTGAAGTTGAACACCTCACCGACCATGGCCCCCTCCAGGCTATTGACCGTTTGCGGATGGTCGAATTCTTCCCCTGTCCCCTGGATGGGCAAGCGGACATGGCCGACGGCGGTCTTCCCCCAGGTCCATGACCGTGAGCGTAAGCCACGATGACCTGTCACGGAGTTCATCTTTTCCACCAGGGCCAGGGGGTTCGATGTCTCCGGACAACGCAGCACGATGTTGAGGCCACACATCAGACGATGTGTCCACGCCGTAGGATGGCTGAGAGCACCAAGGGGTCATGGCATGACCAATCATGCCATATGACAGCCATAGCGGTGCTGACGGCGATCTGCGGCATGATGAGGTCGTATCTACGGATGAGGTCGACTGACCGGGTGCGCACCCGGGTCATGTGCTCGGCAGATTTATGGGCCTTCAGTTCGGAGCGCATGATGGCGGCGAGGATGGTATCCATGGATGGTCGGCAGTAGATGAGGGCGACTGGTTGCCGGTGGGAAAGGTCCCGTAAATTCTGCCAAAGGTCCGTGTCAGGAAGCATCGGGCCATCGCGGACGATGGGACCATAGACCAGTTCGCTGATTGCGCCGTACCGGTCCAGGATGATGGAGGGTTGCCGGTCGCCGGGCAACTCCATCCGCCGTTCTAATTCAGCATGGTCTTCGGGTGGTCCACCCTCATGCCGAATGTCTAACCCCAGGTCATCAGCCAATGCTTGGCCGAGGCAAGTCTTGCCAGCACCATCAGGGCCTTCCAGAATTATCATGCCCATCGATCATCCTCCAAGTTGAAACGACTTTGGCAGCACGGGATCGCCCCAGGCCACCGCTCTTCCGTTTACAAAATCACCACTTCGAGTTCTCACACTTTCATGGGGATAATATTACGGCCATGGCCGATGGTCCGTAAACTTCTAGGTTGGGGTGCCGGACATAAAAAGACCCCGCCGGTTTTACCCGGCGGGGTCCATGTCCACGATGTTGACGGATTTACTTGAGCAGCGAGTACGTCTCCGTCTTCCGGTCGTACTGGATCTTCATCGGCTCTTTCGTCCGCTTGGGATTGCGCAGGATGGACACGGCAACGGCCGCGTTCTTGCTGTCGCAACCCAGGGCCTTCATGATGGCGTCCTTGGTGACCTTTTTCTTCTTGGTGAACAGGTCACGCAGGATCGTTTGATAGGACACCTTGCCCTTCGTCTTACCACCCTTTTTCGCGGGGGCGGCTTTGGCGGCGGTCTTCTTGGTCGCGGTCTTTTTTCCCTTGGTAGCCATTTCTAGTTCCTTCCGGTTTCTGTATAGCTTGGCGGTGGGTCCAAACATGCCAAAGGTTCGCACGAGTGCTTCCTGGTCATCTCTGAACCGGTCGCGATCATCACCGGTCAAGCTGTTAAACAGCCGTATGATTACGGCCATATCCAACGACTGCAGGTCATCCGCAGTCGCAGCAATTAGGGTGGTATCATCATCCTTGCACGACCCCACCCATTTCTTGGCACCCGCCATCGTGGGGAATGCCCAGATCCGAAATTGCTCCGGCTCACCTTTCTTCTTGCCAGCCTCAGTGTAGAGCAATCCATAGAAAGCTGACCCCGGGGACAGAACCACATCGGGATCTGCGCCACGGAGCATAGCCAGGACACGGGCACTGGCGTCAAATGATAACGGCAGCTCCCGTGGGTCACGGCCCTCCGCGACAAGACCATCGCGAGAGGACAACATTTTCTTCAGGCGCTTGCTCAAGTGGTGGGCAACCTGATCCAACGATGCTGGATCATCCCACCCCATGAACATCCGCCCCCATTCAGACATTGAGACGGATGTGTCAATCAAGCTGTGGATGCACAAGAGCCGCACCTTCGGGCGGGCGGTCTGGTAGGCCACGACATGGCGACGACCAAGACCAATCCGCGCGGAGGTATGGTCCTCCTGCACATAGACATCTGCGTAGCCGAAAAGTCGTTTGTCAGTCATGACGACCTTCCTAAGTCAGTGATGGGATCAAGTCAACAAGTTCTGACTTGGCCCGAGTGATGGCAACGTACTCCAAATTTTCCTCCTGTCGCTGTTGCCACGGTTTCCGCGCCCACTTGCTAGGCAACGTGCCAGCCCGATCCAACAGATAGACCGTATCCCATTCCCGACCCTTCGACTTGTGGATCGTGGACAGGGTGAGAACGTTCGGGATGTCACCGGGCTTGGTGTCACCGAACAAGCTGTCGATGAAGTCCACCAGGTCCGTCAAATCCGTCTTGCCCTCGGCAACCAGGGAGTTGATCATCTCCTGAATACACTGGCAGCGATCCTCAATCGCTTGCGCCCGTTCCTCGCGGCCTTTGGCTTGCCACTTGGAGACCTCACGGGCTTCGTAATCTTCCAACTTGGTCGATAACGCTGACAGCGTCTTAACGCGCTTCCAGCGGGTGGCCAACTTGATCAGGCCAGTACCGATTTCCCTGCCCTCGACCCGGCACCCCACGCCGTTCCTGATGAGCATATAGGCCTGCTCCACGAGCGGCTTCACGTTGCGGCAGAGGACCACGTTCTTGCTGGTGGGTTCTTCGTCGATGAACCACGGGACCATGACCGCTTCGCCGTTGGGATCATCAGCCGGTACCTCGAGCCGAGTTATGTTGACGCGACGGAAAGTCCCTTCGGGTGCTGTCTCATGTGCCACTAGATCTGGCACCAGCCGATTGGCCTCAACAACGACCGCCTTCGGACAACGGTAAGTGACAGTCAGGGGCAGGGTGGAGGAGTTGAGTTCGGTAGCGATCAGATCGAGTGCATCGCTGTCGGCACCAGTGAAGCCGTAGATGGCTTGCCGGTCGTCACCGACGGCGATCAGCCGCCCCGTACGCGGTTTAAGGATCGCGAGCGCGAGCGCGCGTCGTGCGGCGTTGGTGTCCTGGGCCTCATCCAAGAGAACCCAGTCCTTCGGCCAGAACCGTGCCTTGTGGACCAGGGGCGCCAGGATCATGTCGTCGAAGTCGATCACTTGGCGATCCATGCTCAAGCTGGTCCGCAGCAATGCGATGCCGGCTGGCACCAAGTCGTCGAGGGTCCACCCATCAGCCAGCTCGTTGACGGCGTGATGTTCAAGGAGGTCGTACCATGCCTTCTCGTCGCCGGTGCCACACAACAGACCGAAAGCCGATTGCTTGGCGAGGCTGACGGCCTTGCACAGCGCACTTGAGCACTGCGCCCATACGCTATCGGGACCTTCGGCATCTGCCAAGGCATCGATCAGGTCGCGAACTTTGTGCTCGTTGACTTTGACATCCTTGTCGGCCACCCGGCGCCATGTGCTGAAGCCAGCCGAATGGACGGTGGACGCCTGGACCTTACGCCAGTCAGCGAAGCGGGGATCGTCTTGCGCCATCTTCGCCAGCTTGGCCTTGGTCTCGTCAGCATTGGATTTGTTGAAGACAAGGAAGACAACCTCGCCGAGGTCATCTTCCACGATCGTCCGAATACCGGCATGGAGCAGCGCATGTGTCTTGCCACAACCGGCACGGGCGATCAGGTTGAGCGAGCCGGTGCCCGTCTTGATCCACTGGACCACGGCCTGCTGTTGTTCGTTGAGTGGGAATGTCATCGCGAGTTCCTTTCTTTCTTTTGCGCCTCTTTGATCAATGCCGAGGCGCGATCGGTCATGGAAAAGCTGTCACTGAGTGTGCGACCGACACGAATGGCGCCGGCCTTGCCCAGGAAATAATAGCGGTCCTTGCCATTTGGCTTGGTCGATCATCTCCATCTTCGCCGCGGAGAATTTCTTGGTCTGGAAAACTTCTAACATGGCACATGCCTCCTCTTCCAACGGTCCTTCTTCCATTGCACCTCAGTCGCGATTGCTGCCATGACGACCGGGTGCGTGGCGCGGTCCTTACCGGCCATGCGAGCAGCCCACCCCTGGCTCATCGGCACGCTACCATGTGGGCCGCGCTCCAGGCCTTTGGCGCCATCCCAGAAAGCACACCGATGGCCGGCCCCCGTGTGAGGACGGCCCTCGATATAAAGTGTGCTGTCGGCATTGGCCGCCCAAGCGTACAGCGCATCGTACATCCGCTGCATCAGCTTGTTCTTGTAGGTACGTCGGGCCATTAGCTTACCTCCTCGTCGCTGAAGTGAAAGGCCGTCGGGTTGTCGCCGTAGTAACGCCGAGGCCGCTTGTACCACTCATGGCGATCCGGGCTGAAGCACGCCGTGTGCCTGAACGGGATCTCCTTGATGGAGGTGGGGTCGCCCACGGTCATGCGGACAATGATCGTCGCGTCGTCATCGATGACGCCACCGCACCCAGCAGGGATGGGGTAGCTAACCACCTCGACGGGATCGGATCGCAGGGGCAGGGAGGCCCACACCCACGGGCGAACGGGGTCGTGGTCTCGGCCGTCACGTTGGATAAGGTTTGCCATGTCAGTTCCTTTCTAATGCCGCCGTCACCAACTCAACAGTGCGGCGTGCTGATTTAGCCATCGAGCGCCGACCGGGGAAATCCCAACCAGGGCCATCGCAATCAGAGTAGTGCCGTGCGTCGGACAACCATTCCTGCAGCTCCTCCTTCTTCATGACTTCACGAAGATGCAGGTGACAGAATGTGTGGGTCATTTGAATGGCCCTCCCCTCTTCACCTTGTGGCCTTCGTCTCGCAGCTCCTGCATTTCCGCGGCGCAATCACTGGCGATCGAAGTGCTGTTGTCATCATCGGATTTCTCGAAAGTCATGTGGGGGCACCAAGGCCCCTCGCCGTCGTACTGAACCCAAAGGTAAATCAAGTCAGCCTCCTCTTCTTCCATGGGACGCCAGCGGATCGTCCCGTACCTCAAATTCTGCTCGGCGCGTTCCCGCTTGATCACGAGCTCTTTGGAAATGATCTGGAGCCCGCCGTCCTTCTTCACGGTGGCCACGACCACGTCGCCCAACGCGCCAGCCTTCTCAATCTCATGAACGGACAAGGCCACGATGCTCTCACGAACGAAGCCGCCATCAGTCAGGGGCACGTTGAAAGTCACCTTCTCCATGCCGTTGACCGGCAGCCATTTGTTGGTATCCATCAGACCCTCCTTTTCTAGATTTCTGCTTAAACGGTCACTTGAGATTGGCGGGGCATGGATGTCACCCAACGGCCATCTTCATCCTGGGTGAGCATTTCCCAACGACCAAGGCGGGGAAGGTCAGCATATTCACGACTGATCTTGGCCTTGGCCCTGGCCACCTGCAACTCCTCAAATGCTGCAATCTGTTTCTTGGTGGCATACTTGTAAACTTTGCGAATGGTGAAACCCAATTCTTCGAACATGGTCTCGGCATCACTGAGGCGGGTGGGGAACTTCATGCGGGTTCCACGCCGAACTTCTTCAATCATAAAGCTGAGGCTTTCACGGCCCTTGGGTGTGTTGCTCAAATGGGTGAGTACAAAATCGATGATGCGATTTTCTTGATCACTGGTGATCCGAATATCGCGGTTCCACAATCTAATAATTCTGCTGGTCATGTCATACCCTCCGATTTTCAATTTGCCATTTCGGCTTGGTGGCGAACTTGAGGCCCCCACGGGGACCAATGGCGATGTGCCAATAATCCCTGCACAGGACTGCGGCCATGGTGTCCTCATCACCAATGCGGCCATGCTCGGCTGTCAGCCACACGACGCCATAATCTGTCATGCTGGTCTCAAATTTTTTCCATTCATACTTGTCGGCGAACTCGCCATTGTGCAAGGGCAACCGAACCTTCAGGCGGTCAATGGTGCGGACCTGGGCGGCGGTCATTCTACCAGGAACAAAACCTGTGCGGGTTTTGATGGGGACCAACCGACCGCAATTATTGCACTGCCAATGTGGGGCGAACTTACCGGCTTCATCATACTCACTCACCCGAGTGTAGATCGCATATTTTTCATCGGGGGAGCAGGTGGGGCAGGTGTCGTGCTTTTTTTGTGGGGTAGGCATTTTCTCTTCTCCGAGTTCTGGGTTTCTGACGGCCGTTTCGGCCAACAAAAGAATAGTACACCCGCGGGAGCGGCCATAAAACCTCTTTTCAAGAAAAAAGTTTCTAATTAGATCAATAGTTTACAGCAGATAATGACGATGAGTTTGAGGGAGCAAGATATGGAGCCGATTTCTTGCCCTTGTGGCACCCACATAGAACACTCGGTGCTCCCCGTCATCACCCCGGATCATGGCCTCGTGGGGCCGCTTCATCATGTCCGAACACAGCAAGACATCGTCGGCCTCCATGCCCTTCGCGGAGTGGATCGTGTCGATGATTATCTGGGGCGGATCTTGCAGCCGCCCACCCCGCCGGAGGATCGTCAGATAGTATTCGCGGCGCGACAACAGGATGCCCGTAAGAGCGTCGTGCCAGATCGGCGAACCTTTCCCGACATCAATTTCTGGGGACATGACCGCGGCCAATTCTGCGAGCTCGTTCTCATCGACATGACCCCCTGACCTCAGCTTCTCGTAAGACAGGATCGCTCGCACATGGGCAGGGTCGACGGATGGTCCTGAACGGGTCCGATAGGACAGCCCTTGTGTGGCTATTTCTTCAGCCAAATCTGGCAGCAGTCGCCGGTTGCGTGCGAGCACCAACCAGGACCCATCCGTCGCGAAGTCGACATGGCCGACGGCTCGGTGATGGTGGACCTCGCCCCCTTCAGATCTGGGCGCCCACTCCTTGTCGTATCGTTGGCCGATCCGAGAGACAATCTCATTGGAGAAATCGAAAACAGCCCGCGGCAATCGGTGGCTCGCTGGCAGCACCTCACGCTCATCGGCATCGAAAGTCAGGAACCGAGCGACGTCCGCACCGGACCATTGATAGATCGCCTGGTCATCGTCGCCGGCCACATACATTCGGATGGCGTCCTTGGACGCATGATCGACGACGGCCCACTGCAGGGGTGTCAAGTCCTGGCCCTCGTCGACAATGAAGACGTCGACCGGCAACGGCTCGCACTCCTCCAGGAACAGCGACAGCATATCCGTGAAATCCACGAGCACCAAGTCATCCTTGTACGCCTGCATGACACCAGCGAACTGCTCAAGCCGGTGCCATGACACTTGGACATTCGCCGTCGACCACGCGTCCTTCAGATCCCGCATGCTGCCTCGAGCCATCTCCTCGACGAACAGCATCCGATCACCCTCGCCCATGTCGTCGGCGTCATCATCCACGGACACGGCACCAGTCAGCCGAATGCCGAGCAGTTCACCCACCGCCGACAGGTGCCGGCGATTGAACACTTCAGATCTGGACAGGCCCAGCTGGCGATAGCACATGGAATGGAGGGTGCGAAAGTAGGGGAGGTCGTCGCGGTCTTTAATCTTGAACTTCGTCATGGCCCGGGCGGCAGCTTCAGCCACAGCGGCCCGGGTGAAACTGACGAAGGCGATCCGGTCTGGTGGCACCCCACCCGCCAGGGCTTCTTCAACCACCTCCAGAAGCCGAGTGGTCTTGCCGGCGCCGGGTCCACCCAGGATGAGGTTGGTACTGAGGCTCATGCCGTCAGCTTGTCACCGATCCGCTGGATGACATCCCACTGCTTCTCAGACACGAAAACTTTATCACCGTATTTCTCACGCTTCTCAACGAACTCGTCGACGAAGCCACATTCCCACTCCGTCAGCAACTCGGGGGAACTCACCGCGGCCGATAAAATTTGATCCAGCTTCGGCAGGTCCACCTTGGCTGTCTCCCACTTCGGTCCTGCCTTGGGTTGCTGCTTTTCATGATAGGCCAGGGGGTGGCCGCCGGCCTCCAATGCCACCAGGACCAAATGGGTGGCCTTGGCATCAGCCAGCGCCCCGTGCGCGCCTTCGAAGCCGTCTTCATCCACTAGGGTGCGGTATGCCTCATCGAGGCTGGGCCATTTGAAACTACCCGGGAATTTTCCAGGCAGCTCGAGGACGTCCGTTGCTGATTGCATGGTGCAGATTTTGTCTTTGGCCCGGACGGCTCCCCCTGTCCCGCCGGCCCGGCGGAACATCGGCAAAATCATCTTGAGGTCGAAGCCCATGTTGTGAGCAATCAAGCGATCAGACTTCCGCACCAGGGCATCGAACTCCTTGAGCACGGGCTTGGGCTCACGGCCCTTGGCCCGAGCGATCATGGTGGAGATGCCATGGACATCTTGGGCGGCCTTCGGGATCTTGACCCCCGTGTTGTAGATGATGGCTTCATACTCCTCGAGGATTTCGGCACCATCAAATAGCACCGCCCCCAGTTGGCACACATGCGCCTGCTTCTTGTCATCCTCAGCCAGGGCATCATCCCAGAAACCCGTTGTCTCCGTGTCGAATGCGAGGTCCATAGTCACATCTCCTCATTGTCAAATGGTCTCGGCACGTCGAAACCCTCGTCTTGCCGGTCGAAATCTGGTACGGACCAGCAGCGAACGCATTTGCCTTTCAGCTGGAATTGATGATGGGCCGCATCGCGACGTCGCAAGGCCGCCCATGCTGACTTACTGGTGATCCGAAAACGGTTCTGCTCCAGGAACCTCAGCAGATCGGTGGACCGGAAATAAACACGGCCCTTGTTCAGCCATGGCTTGCCAACGATCAATTCATCCTGGCTCTTGGCCATACCGCGCTCAGTACAAAATTGCTCAACGAATTGCATGAACTGGCCCTCGATGCCAGCATCATCCGGTGCCTCGACGACGTCCACCGTCTCCAGTAAATCCTGGATGGCCAGCCGCCACGTCGCATTCTTTATCTTGTTCGGTAATCGGTTGAGGGTTTCCATGCACAACACATGGAAGCGGTCTTGAGAAATCAAGTCGAAGGTCGATTGGATTTCTACCCGCACCCCGTCGACATCAACGATCCATGTGGGTGGCTTCGTTTCGATCTTGGTCAGGTTGGCCAGCACCACCCCGGGATCATCCAAGGCCCCTGCGATCCCGTGCGGACGCGTCAGGCATATCTGCCTATTGCAGGCATCCACGATCGGGCTTTGGTCACACATGAAGCCATAATCTTTCTTGGCCAACGATCCAATGATCGTCTGCATCTCGCTGGAGGTCACGGGCGGCTCCATGTAAGCCCTATTCATCTCCTCCAGTTTCTGCTTCCACTCGTCCGGCCATTTCTTCTTCGCGAGAACGCCCAAGTTGAATAGGGCCTTGTTCCGTGACCCCTCAGGGAACCCACGAAGCGCGAGCACTTGAAGGCACGGGGGACCATCCGACAACACCTCGTCGGTGGCTGGTTTGATCTTTTTGATCTTGGTCGCGGTGGTCCGACGGGATTTGGCTAATGCCAAAAAGTCCTTTGGCCCCAAGGATTTACCCTTTGCGACCGCATATCGGTCCGTGTCACCCCCGGCGAAGTAGGGCATGTTGATCCAGTTGCCCACATCGTCCTTGGACGCCAGCGTCGTTTGCTTGGGGAACACCTCCACACCAGCATGGCCAAGGACCACGGCCCACTCCATCAGCTTCCCGCGGACGATATTGGCCGGGGCAGGTGGGGAGCAGAATAAGTAAAGATGTGCTCCCCCTGACTTGGTGCGGCAGACGACCAGGGGAAGGCCCAGATCTAAAACCTGCTTCTCGAGCCGGTCCAGATCCAGGCCATCGTAGACGTCGATGTCGATGGCACCGAAATGGCACTCGCCATCGTCATCGATCGGCACGATGCCAAGGCCTTGCTCACCGACGAGGTGCATCGACCAGAGTGCGTCAGTGACATCGCCCATGAGCGTGCGGGCTTTGCCACCAACCTTGTTCTTGGAGGCACTCCGACGACCTACACTATAGACGCCGTAAGCTCGTTCGAGCCCACGGAATAGGTCGTGGAATGCCTCCGCCAGTGCGTGCACGATCCTTGCCTTCAGAAGGCTTCGTCATCGCTGCTTCCTTCATCGGGGGGAGGCGCCACATTGGCCACCCCGGACATGACCTGTTCGCGGAAACCCTTGGCGCCCTCGTACAGAGCGACGTCAGCATCCCGCTGCTTTTTGTCCGAACCCAGCTGCCGCTCGAGTTCGATCTTCACGCCTTTCCAAGTATAGTCATCTTTGGCTTCGCCGACGGTCGTCACGCGGTACATGTGACTATACGTCGGTGGCGTAAACTTGGACCCATCCGCACGCTCGATCTTGAGGTGTTGCATCTGGGTCATCCAGTCCCGCGACTTTTTGATCTGGGTGGAGGCCAACGAGAAGACGACTGGTTGGGTGTTGCCGTCATCATCGATGAGAATGCAGAAGTGATAACGGGTGTCGGCCAGGTAGGCCTCGTCGTCCTTCAGCCAGAACTTGCCGCTCTCATCCCGCCGGCATTTGGCGATGATGGGATCGTTAGCCGGCCGACGGCCACGGAAGCCCCCACCGGCCTCGCGGGGTGTCCATTCCACGAACACCCGTTCGAAATGTGCCGGCACAACGAGCACGCCTTCTTCGCCGCTGTAGACGTCCTTGGTCGCACTGTTATAAAGCATGCCGGCCCGCGCCCCCTTGATGTAGGACCCGTGATCCTCGTCAACCTGTGGGCTGCCCTTCTGCAGGATTTGCAGATACGGGATGGCATAAGAGTCGACGTCCGCGTTCTCGAAGCCCCCTCCAGCATCTTCTTCGAATGGTAGTGCCACTGCACCACCGGATTTCTGCTTAGCGGGAACCTGCGTCTTCTTTCCTTTTTTCGCCATGTCGCAATTCTCCTTAATAAGCCCATGGACCTGGGCTGGTTTCAGCTTTCGATTTTCGCTTGGTCGAATGTATAGATGCCGAAGATATTCTTGGGGATATCCCGACCGGCCTCCATCTGCTCACGGACGTAAGCAGATAGGGTGTTCCAGGGCACGCTTTCTTTTCGGGCATGCTCCACTTTTTCTTTCAGCAGCTGCTTGGCCAAGGCCGCCGCCTTCTTATCTTCCTTGGCACCAAACTTTGCGACCACCTCATTCTTGATGAGGGAGCCGGCCTTGTGTTTCCGCAGCCACGCCATGGCTGCGCCTTGGTGCTTCTTGGGAATGTTCGCCCGCACGAGGTGCTCAACCGTCACCTTCTCGCCGGTGCTCAGTTTGATTTGGTCCACCCCGGCTGCGGCCATGGCCGCCGGCAAGTCGACTTCTTTCACCTGCTTCAGCTCCGCCTGCAGATCGGCAACGAAGGCCTGACCATGAACCACCTTCTCGTCGAGTTCGATCTGCTTCTGAGCCAAGTCCGCAATGGTCTTGATTTTCTTGCCATCGACATTGCTTAGATTGTCGTCAGCATCCCCTTCGAAATCCATTTCGTCGGGGCCGAGCTTGTCACTACCTTTTGCCACAGTTTATGCTCCTTTCCTGACTTTCGTATCCCTCATGTCGAATTGGACCCGTATATAGTTGCGGGTCTCACGATCCCACTTCAACATTGCCACTCGCCCACGGTTGGCATCCGCCGCCATAGCGGACGCAATACCGATAGCAATGGGATCACCCATAGCGAGAATGTGGTCGTCATCGCAGAAATTCCTTAGCCGTTTTCTCATCTCAAAAACGACTGGCCCAGGAGACAAGATCGACGTTCGTGGATCAAGCAACACCTCGAGCTTGCCATAGGCCGCCGCCGGCGACAGATCATAAATGGGCTCCCACGAACCATTGGGCTGTCGGCGCATGGGCTCTTGCGTCACGAACACGGTGCCCTGGTCATTGCTCATAGCCACTCCTCTGGGTCATCCCCCGTCAATAGGTCGGCCATGCTTTTCTTATCCCGCAAAGCCGTCACAATTTTCTCGTCGACAGTATTCTCAGCAATCAGGTCGATGTAGACCACCGTATTCTTCTGGCCGAGCCGGTGCGCCCGATCCTCGCTCTGCAGCCGGGCCTCCAGCGAAAAGTCATTCGAGAAGTAAACGACCGTGTCGGCCACTTGCAGGTTCAGCCCCCGTCCACCAGCATGGGGATTGCCCACGAACACCCTGGCCTTACCTTCACGGAACGCCTTGAGGGCCGCTGGCCGCTTATTTTGGGGTACAGCCCCATCGTATCTCACGGCGGCCACGTCAGCCTGGCTGAAGGCCTCACAAAGAGCATCCACGTCATGTCGGAACCTGCACCAGACGATAGTTTTGCCTGGAGAGTCCAGGATGGCCTCCATGGCCATTTCAATCCGTGGCTGCTTGTCGCCGACGTCTTCCCACCCAGCATCCGGATCGTCGAAGTCGGCTGGTAAGAAACCGCATGTAATCTGCTGAAGCCGGGTGATCCTAGTCAGCACCATGGGGATACCGACTGAGCCCCCGGACAGCTCAATTAAGAACTCATCCCGCAGCCGATTGTAGATTTTGCGCTGATCGGAGGGCAGGGGGTAATACCTTTTCTTGTAGATTTTTGGTGGCAGATCTACGGCACAATCCTTCTTCGTCAGGCGGACGGAATGATCGGCGATCATGTCCCGCAACTCGCTCAGATTTCTGTACTCCGTCAGGCTGTCGTACTGATGCCCGGTGGACCCACCAGCGAACTTCCGCTCGAAAGAACCGAAGTGGTGTTTGAACACATAAAAAGAGTCGAAGCCCAGGATCGACGGACTGAGGAAACGGAACTGCGAGTAGTAGTCAAATGGTCCTTGGGGTGTTGGGGTGCCGCTCATGATCCGGCGGTAGTCCGCGTATTTCCTGGCGGCGGACAGCAGCTTCGTTCGTGACGCGCCAGGGTTCTTGATCGTTGTGCTCTCATCGATGACCATGAGCGTGCGGCGGGCTAGCAAGAATTTCTTAAGGTATGCCTTGCCGGCCTTTGTGATGACGGCTTCGACATTGATTAGGAAGACCGCCAGCCCCTCATGCCCGATCAGGTCATTCAGCTCCTTGGTGTAGGCCTTCCCACCAACCCGGCCGGAGCGCCATATCAAGGAGCACGCGCGTACACGGTCGGGTAAGTGCTCAGGGATCTGATCCGTTGCCCATTCCCGGTGGATCCCGTTCGGCGCCGTCACCACCAGGGCATTTATCTCCCCCGTGTCATACAGCCACGCCGCGGTGTCCAATGCGATCTTGGTCTTGCCGAGACCCTGCTCCAGGAAGATGGCATACCATTCCCGATCACGCGACTGCTCAAACACGACTTGCTGGTAAGGTCGCGGGGTGGACTTAAATTTATAGTCAGCTGTGCTGACCACTCGCCGTCGTTTGGTCCGCTTAGCCAAGTCAATTCTCCCATTCGTATGGACCATGAACCATACCAGGGAAATAAGGAACACCCCCCGGGGGCGACAAAAAGCGGAAGTATCCGATTATCAGTACACGCCCGCTAGGTGATACGCCTAACCCCCTGATCTAGAATGATATTATCAGCATATCAGTATTATCAGCTTTTTTCGACCTTTCGCCACCGTCACTAAATCCTCCCGCGCGGGGATGCGGATATGGTGATATGCATAGACGGACCGTGACGCGCCTCGTGGTCCCATGGCACCCCCGGCCACGGTCATGGTCCGTCTAGCCCCCATCTTTGGGCCTCAGGATGCACACTTGATCGATGGGCTCCCACATGGCAATATTGGCCGGCGAGACAAATCCCCGACCATCCCACAGATCTGAAAGGTCCAGACCGTACTCAGCATCGAGCTCAGTCGATGCTTCCGAGCAGATGAAGGTATCATCCCGCACGAGGTCAGGTTCAACGCCCATGACCGCAGCAGCGATCCGCCACGCAATGCGGCCAATCTCTGCGCCATCATAAGGCCGGCCTTGGTGCTTGCCGATGAAGCGGCCCGCCCGTTCCATGCGATCTGGATAAGCGTCAGACAGATCGTAATCCGGGTGTCGGCCAACGAGCAACCCACCAGGGTAAGGTTCGCCGGTGCCGCTGTAGTCCCTCATGTATGAACTAAGGGGAACAAGTCGTACCCCGATGCTTTCAACGCTCTCGAAGACCATGAGATTGTCGAACTTCGGAACCCAAATGAGCCTCGCCACATGGGACCATACCGCGCCGGTTCCCAATTGGATCAACTTAGAAAATGCGGCGTTCCCTGAACAAAGCAGATAATCCATGTCCCGAAGGTCCGAGCGAACAGCGCCGTACTTGACGACGCCGCCCTCCGGAAAATCTGGCCCGATCACTTCGATCGCTCTTTGCTGATCATGCCCCAGGCCAACAGGCCTGCGGATGCCCAAAGAACCCACGGGCTTGTGCCGGCCGCGGAACCGAGGACACCCTGCAGGGTTTCCCACCCGCCTTTTTCAGCGAGCTGGTTGAGTATGAGAAGGCCGACACCGCCACCGACTTTGGTGGATGGTTCGCTGCCTCGTTCCGCTAGCCATTTCTTCAGTGCCATAAAGATTTCCACGATGTCATCTCCTCTATAGTTGAAGTGGTTTGACGAACTTGCCGTAGTTAAGAACCCACTGTTCGATCGTTCCTTTTCCTAGGTGCGTGTTCCAATGCTCCTTCCAGTAAGCGGCAAGGGCTTCGACGTCATCAGCCGAAGGTAAATTCTGGGGAATGCGACGATACTGGCACCGTGCAACAGCCGTTGCGTACCAGAAATTTCCAGCCATTTGCTCGACGGGATCTGTGGGCGACCTTGATCGATACGCCAGGACCTTGACCTCGGGCACCTGGTTATAGCGTAACCAGTTGTCGAACAGATCATCATGGGTTGCCCGTTCCATCTGATACAGGCCGAACCCTGGCCCCAGGGTCACATCCCCTGGCCCAGTGATCTGATCAATGAATGCCCCCAGACTCTCCTGGGCGATGGTCCCGAGCATCAGGTGCAAAGCTGCTGGGGAGTTCATCCCCAGCTCAGACATGACTGGCTTAACGACGAAGCGAGCCAACTGTCCCAGATCTAAACCGGGCAACATTAGGTCTTCTCCCTTTTCATCGACGCCATGTCCTTGTTCAGCTCATCAATGCGGTCATGGATACGGCTGATCGAGTTATCTGTCTTCTCGTACTGGACATCGGCTCGTCTGATCCTATCCTTCAATTTCTCCTCGATGCCCTCAAGCTTCTGCTTAGTGAGGGCGATACATTTATCCATGTCCGTAAGCGTGTTGCCATTCAGAACTTTCGTGATCCGCCCTAGCTTGTAGCGGGCTTCTCCAATGGCTAACACCACGCCGATGATTGCGAAGAGCATTGCCCACACGAGACCAGGGCTAATTAAAGACGCTTCCACCACGAGGCCCTCCCTCTTTCAGTTTTGGTTGGTCAGCAGATTTCCAGTCTTCACCTGCCGTGAGTAAACACATCATGCCATTCAGATAGACCACTGCAATGGTCCAGGAACTTCCGTCCGGCTTTCTGAAGAGCCCAACATAACTGCCGCCATGATTTGTCGGCCCACCTTCGTACAGCGTTTCGTTGTGCTTGCTTTGAAGGAACGTGATCATCTGCGCCTTCTTCCCGCAGGGAATTTGCGGCGGCCTTTCTTGCGCGCTCAAGCTTAGGGGGAAGACGACGGATAGCAGTATGACAAGACATCTGATCATAACTATTCCGGTGCGTTGTTGGGCCACCCCGTTGTGTAATCGTACCCCAGGACCCTCGCAGGGTCCGTCAGAGCGGCCAAGGCCGCTTCGTGTGTGGTTTGGGCCACATAACAATCTTCCATGTGCTGAGCGAGCGTCTCCCACATGGACTTGAAATCGGCCGCGGACAGGGAGACCAGCTGGTTATCCCTCATGCGCCAGACCTGGGAGGTTAGCCCGAGGCTTTCGATCCGGTGCTGTGCTGCTCCCATCCTTGAGTATGAGACCTCGGCCGTTTGAACGGTGTAGGTCGTCACCCCGCCATCCGGCGACCACTCGATGTCGCCATGGAGCACGGTGTTGCGCTGGCTGGTGATCCGTTGGGAGATGGCCGGGCGCACCTCCTCAACCGTCTTGGCCACAGTCCCAGGAACCCGAGTGACGACAGTGCCAACGAGTTGATCATTGGACGTGCCATCTGGCTTAAGCAGTTTATCATCGAAGGTGCCGTTGGCGAAGTCAGCGATCCCGATGGCCAGGCGTTGCGCTGCCGTCCACGCATTGCTGAAGACCTGCGGTGAGTGTTTCACGCCAGTGTTGGCCTCCACAAAACCTTTCTTCACAGGAAGCAGCCTCACCACGGGAAGCCCGAAGGTCTCAGCAACATTGTCCCACGTCAGTTCACAAAACATATCTCACCTCGCTTTCGATCTTGGAAAGGGATTTTCACCAATAGCAATAAATACCATGCGCTGGCTCGCATTATTATACTCGCCATCGGTCCCTCTAATTTTGAACCCGTTAGATAGAATGTCCATTATTGTTCTGGAAGCCTCTGCTACAGTAATATTGAGGATAAACTCTTCACCATGAGGGTTAAATGTATTACGGGCAGTATCATGCACCATCCACCCACTGGTTCCACTTGCCGAATTTTTTAACATGACGAAGCGTGGACGAAACCCGCAGTAGATAAATGGTCCGTCTAGATTGCCGTTGCCGAAGTAGTAGCTGCAAAATAAAAAGCCTTCCACATTAGCTAGTAGCCATGCAATATGACTGTCACCGCTATCATTCACATTAGCACTGGTCCCCAAGGAGAAGACGGATGATGTTGGTGCTGTGTCATTCCAGATTGTGGCGTCATCTGCTACTGCCGAAGCGGCGCTAAAAAGTAAGTAATCAGTTTCAGGATCAGAAGCCACACCCGAATGATAGGCGTGGATATGCCTATCATCAGGACGGTTTGCGGCGATTATAACTTGGGGGATGATGCCGAGGCTATGTGCAATAGTTCTGTTCGCGCCATTCCCGGTATAAGCAACGATATCGAACCCGGCCACTGGGTCTTCTTTGAGCGTATACGCAACAAATGCCTCGCCTGTATCGTTGTAGCCTCCTGCTCCAGTTCCAAGCCGAATGTTATTGGCGACAGTCCCAAACGCCGTCACGCCATCTGCTTCCGTTACTTCCGACAGGTTGGCAAATGCAGGACTAAGTGCTAAGGTTGCGCCGCGAACTGTATCGACCATCCTACCAGCATCAGCCTGGTCCCGGTTTTTGATCAAAGCAAGGCAGTTGGTAACATCGAAGCCAACGTCGATGTCGGTGTCGGCAGAAGCGTTACCCGTATAAAGAGTGACACTGAAATAATCGCTGCCCTGGGTGATCGCCCAGGCACGATCCGTTGCAAGGGATGCCTCGTTCAGCGCCCGCGCATTAGCTGGCGGAGCCGTATTCCAGGCATGTTGCCCAAAATTCCAAGAGCCGGTCCAGCTACCAGACGTATTGTTGGCGCGGCTGACGAAATAATATTCCCGTCCACTTACAAGGTCGGCATTGCGTGCCGATGTATCACCAGCCTCAACTTCGGCATTTGACCCTGCGCCACTATCGGCTCCAGTCTGGTAGGTGCCATCTTTAGTCACCCACAGGACATTGTTCGCGCAATCAACTATGAAGCCGAGAACATCCCCAGCCGTATGAGTGGCGAGGCTTGTATTGGCATGCCAAGAACCACCTTTAGTCCCGTCATGGTGCCAGCCAATGTCAAAGCCTGTTCGTATGCCATCCCCAAATAAGCCGGATATTCCACCAACAGGGTTGCCACTGGAATTACTAGCAATAGTCAATTCAGCGTAGTAAATCGCGCCGCTCGTTGCGTTAGCCAACATGCCCATCGTGGACACCATGTCTCCACGATTTGGGGTGGAAGCTGCGGAAGTAAAATCGAGGTTGCCATTAGCATAGGTCTGCCCGGCGGAGTATGTGCCGCTGGTATCGGACATTTCCTTCCAGACACTATTAAGAGTGCAGTAGTTGTTCGTTGGTGAATCGGCAACTTGATCGTTGGCTGCAAGTCCGCTGTCGGTGAAGTGGTTGGCTCTACCCGAAACATCAGTGCCTGCACCGTTGCCGGTGCCGGGAGCAACTTTGAAATCCAGATAAAAGCTTTCGTTCGCAAATGTCAGTCCGCTAACGTCTTTTGGAACCCAGATGCCGTCATCATTGGTCTCACCGAAACTGGCAGCAGTAAGCTGGTCACCATCAATGAAAACAAACTCTGCGAGATAACCATCATGCTCAATATTTCCAGCGGGACGTGCGCTAATAGCTATTGTGAAGTTTCCGTTAAGCCTTGAAGCATAGGCGGAATCTGGATAAGTTGCCGTAGAGAACGCCGTGACTTGGGTTCCGTTGACGTAGAGTTTAATTCGATTAGCCGCGGTTCCTTGGTCACTATCATATGCATATACAATGTGATACCAAGCGGAAGGATCGCGAAAAAGGCGAGTTGTAACAAGCTTGTGTTTTAAAACTCCTCCGACGTAGTCCCACCACCACAAAGCATCGTCTATGAACTCCATCAGGCTGAAGTTAGAGCCATCGGTTAATTGGCTAATAACAGTCTGTGTCGTGGCGAATGCTAAGTTGGACCGCTTCACCCAAAATGAAACAGTAAACTCTGTCTGGTCACCTCCCGCATTCGTGCGTGTCATGTGCGCGCTATCAGCCGCGTTAAATCGGCATGAGTTATCGATGGTGTACGAGTAGTACGCACCGCCAGCAGCGCCCGCTGCCCCTGCCATGGCACCGCCAGCAAGCCAGCTGCACTTCCCTCTTATGGGCAGGTCTTCGAAGTTGAAATCCAGATCATCCCAATCCAGATCGAATGGGGCATCAACAATCTTTGCCATAGCGCAATCCTTACTTCACATCGAGGCTTAACACCAACTGAACGACATTCGCTGCGCTCACATAATAGTCCAGCCGATCCTTCGCCGAGGCTGTCGTGGTAAGCACACCAGCAGTTCCTCCAGCCCACTTGTAGTCGCCGTGGTAGGCGAGGGTACGACTTCCCGTTCCATCCTGGGTGACGGTAATCGATCCGTGCTGACCTACGACTTGATTCGAGGGCTGACCAAGGGTTCGGTTGCCAGCGATGGTTAGGGAGAAGTTGTTGCTGTTCTCAAAGTCAACTGCGACCGTCGCCCCATCCGACAGGACAGTGATCGCGCCGGTCTGTGACTTGGTCCAGTTGCCCACCTTCCCAAGCTGTCCAATGATGAGCCCAATATCGTAAATCGTGACCCAGGCCGAATTCGCTGCGTTGCGCTGCTTGAGGACATCAGTGCCGGACGTATCAACCCACAGCTGGAAAGCGAATGTGGTGGCTGGCGCCGAAGCTCCGTTGTGCAACCCTACCAGCGCAACAAGGGCTGAATTGATGTCAGCACGGACGGTGGCGCCGTCCGCATTCGCAATATCCATATCATGGTCTGACATAATTTACTCCTTTGGCTGCGGGACTGCGCCCTTATGTTCCTTGTTCCACAAGTCTAGCTGACCGGAGCGTTCCCAGATTTCGATGAACTGAAGGGTCTCATCTGGCAGCTGAATATCGCTTTGATCGCGGACAGCCTGTAGTCCAAGGATGATTGCTCGAATAGTCAGGCCAAGAGGATCGGTCTGGAGCTTCCGCATTGGAAGCCAAGCAGATTTCTCGATGCTCCAAACATATTCGCCTGGTTTAAGATCGCAGCCTTCCGGGACGCCGACATGCTCTCCAAACAGGACGTTCTCAGGGACGTCCTGCTTAATGACATCAAACCCCTGAAGGATCAACTCTTTGTTCACAATTGCAACGTGGCCCATTCTTCCCTCCTCATATTCGTGCTGCGACAACTTCAAGCTTCGTGCAATGGACGTTGTATGCGGGATCGGTCGTCAATAATTGTGCTCGCATCTCAACGCCCCAGGCACTAACCTCGGTGACTGAAAAGCGGTTCCAATCAGTCCAGACTGGTGCCCCTGTCGGATCGGTCTGGGTGGTCCTGAACTCTGTTTCAAGATCGGCGAAGCCGGATGTGTTTCCATCGAAGTCATCCCACGTGTCGATGAGGGATGTCCTGCTATCGATCTGATCAAGGACGTTGACAACGGTGATGGCAACTTCATTTGTGAGCCTTCGCTGGACCACCGATCCGAAATCAAACCTGGCAGCAAACGTATATGTGCCGGATAAGGCCACGCCACCTTCACTATCCCAATCAGCAACTAGATCAACATCAGCCCAATCATCCATATTATCTTGACCAACAAGCTTCAGAAGGCCGCCGTCCTCGATCGTAGAAGCATGTGTGCCTGTGAAGGCCGTGCTCTCTGTAATGGTGTCCGTATTAGTAAAAGCGAGGATGGTCGCCTGAGCCGATGTGATGGACGTCGTCGCTGTACTGAGGATGCCACTGCTATCACGCGTACGTAGAAGATAGGTGCCAACTTTCAACGGTACAAAAGCGACAGTTGTATCACCAGGGATCGGATCGGATAATGACGTGGACGTCTGCCATGTCACTCCACTGACTGGTGTGGCGTGACGGATCAGCACGTCACCTCCAATCAACACATCCAGATCTGGCGATTGGTCCCATTGCAGAATGGCAATGCCACCCAACTGAAAAATCGTGACGCCCTGGGGTGCTGTCGGTGGTGAAAGCAGACCAAGGATTTCTTGCGTGATAACGACACCATCACTTCTAACGCCCAACTGATTAACGGATTGAACTTTGAAATCGTAACGGCCTGGGTTCAGATCATTGATTTCCACCTTGAGGCCTGGTGTCGCTGCCAACGTCAGATATGTAGTATCTGTCGTCAGTTTAAAGCTGACCTGATATTCGTCAACGAACTTATCCGTTGCTGCTGTCCATGTGACATTCGCCCGGGCTTTTACCCCTGCGCTGTTCCGCGTATTATACAGCTCCTCAGTAATGGTGATTGCCGAGGGCTCGCCGATTGTCGTGGGGTCCAGGGGGTTGACCCGTGGTGCCGGATCGACAGCTGTCTCTTCAGCAGTAGCATTGAAGTCAAATACGGTGGAGACCGTTTCTCGTGCGATCAGATTGATGATATAGGCAGGACCCTCCTCGCTTTGAACGGAGGTGAACACCCACTCAGCAATTTCGAATACCTTAGCAGACCAGTTGCGGCGGGTGTTGTCCAGGGCGAATGTCCCACCGGCCTGCAGCTGGAAAGCCGCCATGGAGCAAACGAGCTCGATCGTTTGTTCTTGCCGATGACGCTGCAGAGCGATTTTTGCAAGTCGCTGGGCGGTATTTGATCGTGAGGTGAAAGGCAAATCCAGTTCGGCGAAGACCCGGCTGCCACCGTCATTCGTCTGGAATGTGCTGTCGGTCACGGGTGGATAATCTGTTGCGATGCCCGCGTTCAATGGCGAAACATAAATGCCCTTGACGGCATTGAACCGCTCACGGCGGGAATGCCGACCACGACGCCGGATCGATCCCCGCATGTCACTCTCATCCAGTGTCACGGTCGGGGCAACATAGACACCAGCGTCGATGGTCCACTTCGGGCCGATAGGATAAATGCGCCCGGCCATCGCGGATTTAAGATCCTCCAGTGCTTCTGCCGGCGACCGCTTGAAATCGATCACACCGTTCGCTGTATACCGAGGCTCACCATTCTTCGTTAGAGTATGGGTGCCCGTGCCAGCATCGGTAATGTCGATCTGAGTTCCAGTCAGCGCATTGTCATAAGTCGTCGCCAGTTGATAAGTGACATTCTGAGTAACGGCATCGTCGTCAGTGCTATCGACAGATTGAACTTCTTGGACGACGATCACATAGTAATTCGTCGCAAGAGAAAGGCCTGCCGGCAGGGTTCCCGTTGTAGTTCCTTGGACCCGATCCCCGGTTTGAAATACAGCCCGCTCATCAGTCGTGATGAGGAGGTCACTAGCTGCCGTCGCCGTCACGACGTGGGTAGATAGATCTACCGTCGTTGTTGTCGTAGCAACGAATTCATCGCAGGTGTTCGCGGCAGACATTGTCGTAGCGTCATCAAGATCGTTGACGGCATCCACACCCCGGCCCCACCGTGTATTCGTAAGATAAAGACGAGCAGCCAAGGCAGGACTTGGTTGCCAGCGAGTGGTGCCATCCCGCGGGTCAAATAACTTTGCCCCACGCACCCACGCGCTGATATTCGTAGGAATGACATTGGGGAAGATGTCACGGTCCGTCTCCGTTCGAACATAGATATAAGCGACGTCCGTTCCTTTGAAGTTGCCATCGAGAGCTGTAATGGCGCCGGTTAGATCTGAGTCGGCTGCCTGCCCAGATGCCCCCAGATGTTTCTTGATCCTCACAAGGTTCGCATACTTCCCCGAAGTGACATTCCCGCTGCCATCGAGCATGGTGTCATAGACGGCATCGGTCCCTAAATAAACGGTCTTAATTGCATCAACCTCACCATCAGAAAGCGGGATCACCATATGATGGAACTGATTATCGTCAGTGCTTTCAAGAAACACCAACGGCCCAGACACACGAGCCTCACCGATGACCACACGGCGCTCAGTGATCGGTTGCCGGATGAGGGTCGAATTATCACGGGACTGAACCTGGAAACTTGGCGAAGTGAAATTAGGAACCTTTGGCGTGGGGGCGAGTGCCAGCTCGAGCGCTCCCAGGGCCGCTGAACCGACAGCCGACAAAGCAATAGACGTACCAAGCCCGATACCACCAGGCACCAGTCCACCAAAAGTGAACCCACCGGCCGGCCCAAAGAAGAACGTCGCTGAAGCAGCGACAGCGGCCTTGAAGATTATGCCAAGTGCCTTGCCCATTAGGCGTTAATCCTCCAAGCACGGACAAGTGAGGTCAGGGGAAACGCAAGCCAGCCAGGATCATTAGCGACTAGCACGGACTTCCCGTCGAGGTGGACAATACCCAAGACCCGATCGACGCCGAGTTCTGGGTCCACCTGATCGCCCTGAACCACCCCCACGTCTCCCCGTTGCGCGCGTAAGGGGGTAGGCCACTCGGCCCACCCATACTGCCCCGCAATCAACTCAGCTAGGCCCTCCAGGCCGCCGTATTTCTGGAACATCTCCAGCGAACCACGCAAGGACCCCAGGTGTTCGGCTTCCAGATCAGCCGCCACACTGTCACTGCCCACCATTCGGCGAATACACTCTACCACGGCGAAGCAACAATCCCGTCGGCCATACTCGAAAGGCAACGTGGACTGACGCAAGAATTCGGCCTCCAGTAAGTGTGGCCAATCTTCACGGCGGGGAACGGGAGCTGTCATCAATCGCCCTCCTTCCCGATGATATTCTTCTGCTGGAGGTCAACGACGAAGTCGCAGAAAGTGTCGGTGCTGTCGATCAACTTCTGATCCTCGCTGGTGTAGCGAAACAGCACGGGCTTCTCCAAATCGATCAGCACGCTTTCGACGCTAAGAGCCACTGTCGTGGTCTCTCCTGTCTCCTCGTCATTCATGGTGTCGGCCTTGCCGCGGTGTAATTCATAGGGGTCCGCAACGATGGCGCCGGCTGCGGTCATGGCGCCAAAGTACAACTTGACTATTCGCCCCTGGTATTGCTCAACATCAACCAGGGCCAAGATGGCTGCGTCCAATCCCGACAAGGTGTAATTCAATCCCGTTGCAATGATGTCCGCTGTCTCCTGCACGGGAGAGAATTGAAGGAGCCGACCAGTGCCGACCCAGGTGTTGCTGTTCCAGGTCAGTGTCCCAAGCCCAGACCAGAGCCGCAATGCCCCCGTGTCGAATAGTGCTTCGATCAAGAAAATCGGACGCTTAACCGTGGCCAGCAATTTCGTATTCAATGCAGCTGTGATCGAGCGGGCCATCTTAGGGCTCACTAATCGCTGTGAAAGCTTGACCTGTCAGGATCGGCGTTGGCGCTAAATCCCACGGCATCTTGTTCGAGGCCAATCGGAACAGGCCCACACAACTCGCTGTCGTCACCGTGGCATTATTCGCAGGTGAGTTGTTCAGTGTGATCGCTGGCCAAAGGGTCAAAGTCGTCTCTCCAGAACCGTTGGTGTTGCTATCAACCAACGACTTATATAGGCGAGCCGTAGACCCAGAACCCAGCTGAATATAATCGCCTTTCTTCAACCACCCAGTAATATCGTTTGAGCAGCCATCAATGTTGAGGTCCTGGCCGGTCTGACTTGCGCCAGCCACCAAGGGAGTTCCACCCAAGGCACCACGCGCCGTCGCGCCTGTAGGATCGCCCATGGTGAATGTCCCTTCCATCCCATTCAGGCTGAGAAGGAAGCTAATGAGCTTGTCCTCGGCGTCTGCCCGATTAAAGGGTGGCGGTTGGATCATCACCACCCACACCTGGCCCTGATGGACGAAGACTTCTGGGTCTTGTGTAAATGGCGACCGCGTCGATCCGACAATGGGTATAGCAGCGAAGCTGACTTCCGCCGAGATATCTGTTGGGAAGGTCAGGGGAAATGAAATGGTCATCAGGCCCTGCCTCTCAGCCGTGGGTCACGACGTTGTGCTTCGACGACGGCACCGACAGCCCGCCGTTCGAATGTACCATCCAGTGCGAGCACGATCGTTTCGAGCCGGTTGATGGCTGCACTGTCGGCCCCACGCGCGTCAATGAATACTGTCGAGCCAACCCTCTTCGTTTGTTGATTGGTTGGCGTGACATCTACTTGCTCGCCTTTGGTGGCCTGGAACTGCACGAGGTTTGCATCTGTTCCACCACGACCGGCCACTTTGAAGGAGCCACCCTGAGCGAACCGGGGGAATGTCGTACCACCGAATTCTCCCAGGCCGCTAGTGACGCCCGAACCAGGACCGATCGCAGCAGGTGTTCCACCGCCACCAAAGCCAATGGCGCCTAAGATACTCCCGAAAATGCTACCACCCCCAGCCTTGGCCGCACCGCCTAAGCTATCAAAGAATGCTGACTTGGCCTGGGCAAAGAGGAAATTCTGAACATCAGCCAGCAGCCCCCGCAATGTCCCACGGAGGTCCTCGCCAGACTGGATGGCATCCAAGAAGGAACTTGACATTCGCTCACCCAGGACGACCACGACTTTTTGGAACTCCTGCGTTTTCTTCTTGGTCTCAGTCAAGATGTCATTGGCCTTCACAAGTGACCGCTGGTAAGTATCGAAGTCGATGAGGTTGTTCGCGAACAGATCCTGAAGCTCGAGCAGTCGGGCCTGGTAGTTCTCCATGGGTGTACGCGTCTCAGTGAATGCGGCCTTGGCCGCGGCCCGAAATTCGTTGTTCTTGTCGATCACCTCCTGCATGACGGCCAGCCCCTCCTGCTGGGCAGCACGAAATGATCCCCCGGCAGGTCGGCCTACGGAAGGAAAGCCAAGATCCGCCGTGGCATCAGCAAATGGGCTTAGCCCACTCGTCGCAGCAGGAGCCTCCCCTGCAGCACTGGCGCCGGCAACCCGCAGCCGTTCGGCCTTGCGAAGTGCGGCCAGCATGGAGTTATTCAACCGTTCGATGGCGGCCTGGGTCTCATCAACTCGTTGCTGTAGCTGGCCACCCAGCCCACTTACACTATCGGCCCAACTCTTCAGCGCACTTTGGTCTTCCAGTTCTTCCCGCAAGCCAACGAGCTTGGCCTGCAGTTCAGCCATCTTGGCCTGAGCACTCTGGTCAATGATGTTGAAGTATACAGCCCACTCCCGCCCCCAAGTAATGATCGCAGGAATGGAATTCGTCAGGGCCGTCGCCAGATCAGCAATGGCGTCCGCATTTTCCAGCACGGCCTGCGTCACCTTCACCTTGATCAAGGTGAACAGCAACGTAAGCTCATCCTTAGCCTTCTCAGCCGACCGTAGCAGGTCCTCCTCCAGCACCAGCCCCAGATCTCTGGCCCGTTGTATGGCGGCCTCCATGCCCCCGATGCCATTCTTAATCAGGTTGGTCATGTCTACGCCCATGGTCCGCCCAAAGGCCGCAGCGAACAGCGCAGCCCGATCCAGTTGGGAGGTCAGGGAAGCACCCTTTTTGATAATGAGGTCGAAAGCGTCGTCGACGTTCTGGGCGGCTTGGACATTCTTCAGCAGCTCCGTATCCATGCCTTTCAGGATGGTGATTAAGGTACCCGTGCCCGCGCGGGCTTCACCGATCCGCTTGGCGAAGGCCGACAGGCCACCGGCCATGGCCCCAACATTAACGCCGGCTAGATCCGCTGCCACACGGAGCTCTTGCAGCTTGGTTGTAGTGAACCCGGTCTTGTCTGCTGTCTTTGCCAGCTCGTCACCGAAATCAATGGATTTTTTGATGAGCAATCCAAGACCAGTGACACCTGCCGCGAGGACCATGGCCCCACGGAAGGACGCCATCTTCTTGACGGCACCCCCGACGGATTTCCCAACACTGCGGAAGGTTTTACCGACGCGGCTCTGGAATGTTCGCAAGCGCCGTTCGGTCTGATCGATGCCACGATTAAATGGCTTCATGTCAGCCTCGAACCGAATGGCCAATGTGCCTAATGTTGCCATCAGTGCTTACGCCCCTTCTTTGTCTTGTCCATGACCCGCTGGAGCAGCTGACCCTGAATGGCCCCTTCGTCGTCGAGTTCGTTCTCGATCTGCTTGAAGGCCAGCCATTCAGTAATCTCCTCGCTGGTCAATTCACACAACAGCGCCCTGACGCTGGGATATCCTAACTCGCGACAGAGGGCGAGGTACCTAATCCGCTCGGGGCGCCGCCTAAGTTTCCCACCACTTCCTCGATGTCCTGTTCGGTCAGACCATTCAATCGAGAAGCAACGGCAAAGACACGGTCGAGGGCTTTCGCATTCTTCTTGCCCAGTTCGATCATGTCTGCAGCAGTGAACATCAGCTCGCCGTCGCCATTGATGGCGGTCAGAGCAATGAGACGTGCCCGCATGTTCTGGAACACCGACTTACGGCTTTCACCGTCCTCCGGCATCAGCGAAGCCTCCCACTTGTCTCGCTCCGTTCCGGTCATCATACGGACAGTCACCTTACCATCCCATTCGGGTACTTCGACATCTTCAGTACGAAGGTCGTCCGCACCCAAGATGTCCTCCTTGGATAGGGTTCTCATGCCTCCCTCCTTTCCTAAGGGTTATGATGTGGCTCGCGTGAGTGTGCCAGCCGACTGGATAGTGATATTGGTCGTCGCCAAATCACCCACGGCCCCACCCATCGGCGGGTAGGTTTCCAGCACACCATTGCCGGTGAAGCTGGGGTTGGTCGCGCTAACGGCCGAACTCGTCGGCACCAGGACACAAGCGAACACGGTTCCAACGATGCTGAAGAGGGTGGCATCGACCTTGGACGCCGCGAAGTCCTGGGCAAACTCAATGTCGATAGACCAATCCAACAGGCCACCAATGCGTGACCGGGTAGTATCGCTCATCACAGTATCATCTTGCAGCTCCGCGCTATAGTTCAGAACGCAAGACTTCACGTGGTCCGACAAATCGACCGTGTTGAGTGTGACAGAGTAATCAGTTGCAACGAAGATCGCCATGATGGCTCTCCTTCCTTAGACGATACCAATAGCGCAGATGAACTCAAAGCTCGGTCCTGCGCCACCAATGGTGTAGTTGACCCTCCACCAGTCGTCATTGGCAATCGCGCCCGCAAGAGACTTCCATTCGGACGTGATCCCGGTCGCCTGGGTGAAGGTCAGGCGATTGGTTGCTGAAGTCATCCCCGAGTTGTCGTCACTTTGAACGATCACATCGAGGGTGTCGCCAGAGCTGGCAGTGATAACATGGAGCGAGGCATACACACTTTCCCCAGCAGCCACAAGGCCAAGCTGACGAGCAGTGCCATTCCCAGTCGTGGTCCGGGTGGCATTGTGCATGACCGTCCCTGAGACCAACGGACCCTCACTAGCTTCTGCACGAGCGCTGAAGCTGAGAATTTCTCCCAGCACTGCCTCGTGATTGTACTCGCCTTCGTTGGCTTGGAAGAAATAAGCCGGCGAAGCATCCGCGCCGTCGGTGGGTCCAACCGTGGTGACGATACCTTGCGTCCCGACCTTCGGGAATATGTGACTGTCGATGTCGGCTGGTGCTGCTGCCGTATCATAGAAGCCTTCCAGGTTGGCTTGGATCGTCTTGAGCCCACCGATACGCGACCGAGTATCGTCACCGAACACCGTGTCGTCTTGAAGCTCCGCAGCGTACTCCAGAGCCATCTGGTTCAGGTGCCCGGACAGGTCATGATCACCCAGCCAAAACTTGCAGTTCGTAAGGACGTATAGTGCCATGATCAGGCCTCCATCAATATTGCTCGGAACCGCTGCACACCGTGCCGGGTCAGCCCATCGGGCTCAAGCAATGATTGTGAGAATTCGAAGACAATTCCCACGTGAACAAATGTCGCTGGTGTCAGCGTCACCTCGTGCAGTGCTCCGTGGACTGCACTCATAATATCAGAAACTTCCTTGCGGCCACGGTAGCGAGACCACGAATGGATTTCGAGTGTGTGCTCAAATCCATTCTTCGCGAACGTACTCTCATCAATCGTGGTCCCCTCGCCAATGGTCACATAAGGGAACGTCGGATCTTGAGGCACATGATCATAGACCCGTGCCGTGCTGCCGATGAGCCCCTGCACAGTGGCGTCATTACGGATGGCGTCATAAATCTCGACCTGCAGTTCCCACTCAGATGAAGCCATCAGCCTTTCCCCGCTGATCTGGTGAACTTCTTAAGGAAGACCTTGCGGCGTTTCTTAAAGCCATCCTTAGCGTGTTCGAAGGCCGGTGTCATAAACGGCCGTGCCCCCATGCGGCTGGTCCCGAATTCCAGCATGTCCGAATACTCGGCGCCACTCACGGCCTCGGCTGCAAGCCGCTTCCCCCTGGCCATCGATGCCCGGATGTGAGCAGCTAAGAAGCCAGTGTCAGTGGCAGGGGGTTGGCCGGGAGCGGAAGCCCTGTGGATCACGCTGCGGCGCCGGTACATACGGCCTGACTTGGGTCCACGTTGCACCAGACGCTTGGCCTCCGTCGCAGTGTCCACAGCCGCGGACAATAACAGATCGGCCATGGGCTTACGAGCCTTCTCCGGCAGTTTTTTGAGCCGGCCCTTCAGCTCCTTCATGCCGATGATTTTGCTGGCTTGCGCCATCAGGTGGCTACCCCCTCATCGCACAGCATGACAAGGTACCGGGCTTTATCATCCTCAGGATCGAAGATGCCCTTGATGTTGAATGCCCGCGACCCCACCACGAACCGGTTCTCCGTCGTGATGTCCGTCCGATGCCGAATCGTCACCTGGTGGGTGACTACATCTTCGAGGCCCTGCTGGGCAAGACGCTCGCCCGCGGACATAGGTTTAATGTGGCCCCACACGCTGGCGACTGCATCCCAGGACAACGTACCACCGGCACCGCCACCAGCATCCGGTGTCATGTTCTTAACCTGCAGGTCGAGCTGTGTTCTCATCTTGCCGATGTTCATCCGACTTCTATGATCCGTTTGCTATCCCAAAGGGATCTGACACCCCAGGGCATTTGATTGGCATTTGTCTCCTGGACTTCCGCACGGTTCTCGTACAGATGCCCGATGAGCATAAGCATTCCCGACATGAGGTCATCGGGTATGCTACCAGCGACGCCATAGCCACAGACGAATTGGACTTCAATGCCATTCGCTACACGCGAGGGGTTCGGCCAACTGGAGCCAGATCGCAAAACAATCCGCCCGGGTTCGGTCGCTGTATCGACGAAGTAATTACTGGCAGCGAATGTCGTCGCTACATCGGCATCATCGTAAGTTTTGATGTGCGTTACTGATGCTAAAGGTGGCTTGGGTAACACGATCCCTTCCGCTCGGCCGGTAATGATGCTCTCAGGACCGGTGCGAGTGCCTTCCCACAGCGCATCGGCATCATTGGAGAACGGCCATTGGTCCATGAACGCTTGCCACGTCTGAGTGATCAGCGCCCGCCCCGTGTAATCCTCACAGCGTTGACGAGCCGCCACGATGAGATTGGTGATGAGGGTATCGTCTGCTGTATCGGTCACCTTCAGATGATCCTTGGCAGTCGCTACCAACATCGGCTCAACGGTGGGAGCGCCCTGTTCCGTAAGACGGAGCGGGAGCTTAATCAGTCGAGTTGGACTGAGGGACAATGATCAGTCTCCCTTGTCCTCGGGGGCGCCGGCCTTGGCCTTGTTGTCCTTCTTTTCTTTTTTGGCCTTGGGGGCCGTGGTGTCTTCGGCCAGGCCACCTTCGACGAACACATCCCGCAAGCGTTCGGGCACGTTGTGCTTATCGCCCTCCTTGAAGTGTTCGACTTTGGCGCCGTCTGGCGAGCCGTCACAGTCCTGTTTCATCTTGACCCACATCAAATTCTCTCCTTCCGTTATTTAAGATGACCACGCATGGCCGCATACTCCAATGTCGTGAGCACCACCGGATTGGATCGGGGAGAAGCGAGTGTGCTCACGAGCATTGCCTCCCCGAATTTCTTCGGCGGGACACCGTGCTTCGGGTCCAACCTCACCCACCTCATTAGCGCCGGGAATAGAACGATCCGACGCAGATTATAGAAGGGATACTCCCTGAGGGCCATCCGCTCAAGCTGGTAAGCCAGCTTCGGCACCTCCCGTTTAACGTTCTCAGCGATCATGTGCATCTGTTCGGCCTTGGCCTCCTTGATGCCATAGTAGCCAACGATCGCTATCGTCACTGCCATCAACCCAGGCAACACCAGCCGACGCAGCGCGCTCCTTCGCGCACGCCCGAAGGCGGGTGCCATTACTCCCAGGCCCACGACCGCCATGAAGGCCGTCGCTGGGTTCTGTAAGGGGAAGGACACCAGGGCCAGGGTTGCCAGGGCGGCCAGGGAAAAACAATGGGGGCCGATGCCCACACATCGCTTTAGGACCATGACCGCAAAAATGGTGACGATGCCAAATCCCACAAGACCCAGGTCGCTCAACAGCTGCAGATATTCGTTGTGCGCTGCCTCGACCACGGTGCCCGGCGTCACCACTTCCGTGAATGGTGCCGTCGCGAAAAAAGGATACTGGTACAGATACCCACCAAATCCCTGCCCGATCAATGGAGCAGCCCACCACATCCGCAGCGTGGTCTGAGCGAATTCCCAACGGAAGCGTAAGGACGTCTGGAGCTCCGTACTGCTCCACAGGACGACCAAGAGGACAACGGATAGGCCCAAGGCTATGATAAGAAGATCAGTGGTCATCACACGGCGTCTCCAGGCGCATATGGCGAAGGCGACCATGCCCGCAAAAGCGACGAACTCGCTATGGCTGGGGTTGTCCCAAAGCTGGTAGGCGGCAGCAATGACCACGGCACTGCGGATAACCCAAGGCACTCGCCACACGGCCCAGGGCAGCGCCACCAGGATCATCTCCGAGACCAAGTTGTCATTCCCAAAGCCCCCTCGCCAATCTGGCCGGAGGATATCACTAACGCTAGCAACGATAATTGCCGCAGCGGCAGCCCAACTCATCGCAGTAATCAAGAAATCTTGGTCCACTCGTCGGACCAAAATAAACAATATGAGCAACGCCGTGGCATGGAACATCTGATGTGTGTACTGAGCAACGTCGGGGGTCCATGCAATGGAGGCTGCAGCCCAAGCGAGCATCATCCCGGCCACCATATCGACGACATCCAGGCGAGCCCGATCGGTAATCAGCAGCACGCACCCCACGGCAGCCAGCACTTCAATCGCCAGCCATTTGGGTGCTACCACTAGACCCCAACTTGGAACGTGGCCCGCCATCGCCGCGGTCGCAAGGACCGCAGCAATGACGAGCGCACATCCCTTGTAGTACGTGGTCAGCATTTACCGATCGATGGTAATGGTGAACACGGCCTTGGCAGTCGTTGACGAGGCACCATCGCTCTCGATGACAATACGTTCACCCGCGGCCACTGTGTTAAGCGCAGTGGGTGTCGCGGTTCCCGTATCGCCGACCGAGATTGGTGAGGCCACATCGACCTCGCCACCAGTGATCGGTGTCTTTCCGGTAGCGTCCTGGATGTAAGCGACGAAGGTTAGGTCACTCGCCGACCCTTCCGTGATCGCTGTATCAATGGACACGCGGATCGAACTGATATCACCGGCAACGGGCATCGGGACGTACACCGTTGAGGAGGCCGTCTGAATATCTGCCAGTGTAAATGACAGATACGCTTCGTCCAGCTCCGCACCGGTTGCCGATACCGTGGTGCTCGCAATGGAGAACGTGCCACCGCTTTCGATGTCCAGGTCACCGCCGCTGGCGATATCGAGCGATCCACCGATCACCCAACGCGCACCACCTTGCTCCGAATAATTGCTGACATTCTGAGCAATAGCGGCACCAGCGAAGATGCACAGGCCAACAAACAATCCTGACAAGGCTTTCTTCAGAAGATTTCGCATTGCGTTTCTCCTTCCAATGGGTCAGGCCTGGGTGGCACCAGGGAGGCAGTACACCACCCAGACCATCCCACTCGCCCTGGTCAGGTGGCTTGCGCCGTGACCGGAGCGTGCCTGGCCTTGCCGGACAGCCAACAGGCGCAGAAGAACGCGACGCCCGCATTGCCGGCCGGTGTGATGGTTGCCCTCAGATACCGCTCCGGAGGCACGATGCCGATACGACGGACGGTGTTGTCGTCGGCTTCGTCGAACGAGACATTGGCCTCGTCCACCTGCAGGAAGGCATCGTCGACCGCGACGTTATCCGACAAGCCGCTGTCGTCGCCGCTTTCGATGAGAACGGTGAAGGTGGCAGCCGCGTCCGCCAGGGACCCGATGAGAATGAGGAGCAGAACTTCCTCGAACCCCTGGGTGTCCAGGATCTCAGACACGAGCACCGTGTTGTCGCTGCTGTCGGCAATGGGGCTAATCGCCCGAGCCGGCAGAAGATTGTTATAGAGGTTCATGATGATGAGCCCTCCTTAGGCCGAGATGGTGTTGAGGCGAAGCGCCTCGGCGAGCACCACCTGCCCACCGACACGGCGACGGGCAATGAAGCGGACGTTGCCGCTCGCGGCTTGCGTATAGGGATCACGCAGAACCGACAGGCGAATGCGGTCCACGATGAGATAGCCCCGACGGAAGTCGCCGAAAGCGACCGAGTTGGCGGCCGCGGCTTGGTTGGGCATGTCCGTTGCCTCGACATACGGTGCCCCGATGATCGTGTTCGGAACGCCGTTCGCAATGCCGGCCATCCACAAGTACTGACCGTTGCCGTCCTTCAACTTGCGGACGGCGCCGATGGAGTTCCTGTTGAGGACCCAGACAGCATTGCGGGCATACGCCGACTTGATGGCGTGGAATGTGTCGATCAGACCGTCGGCCTGGATCAGCGTTGCGTGCCCGGAGTTCGTAGTGCCGACGTCGCCGTTCTGCAGGAAGCCCTCGGGCTGTCCCACGGCGTCGCCGTTCACGAACGCTGTGCCTTCGGAGACGCCGAACTGTTCGGCGAACTCCATGTTGAGTTCGGCCTCAAGGTTGAACGCACTGTCCTCGAGGTCTTGCTCGGAGATGTCCACCAGCGCATAGTGCTCGTGCGTGGGGATTTCCTCCAGCCCGTAGGTCAGACC